TGGAACCTTCTCCTTTTTCTCTTTTGGAACCTTCTCCTTTTTCTCTTTTGGAACCTTCTCCTTTTTCTCTTTTGGAACCTTCTCCTTTTTCTCTTTTGGAACCTTCTCCTTTTTCTCTTTTGGAACAGGTAGTTCTATTGAAACGATACTTGTTTCTTGAACTGAAATTGATATATTCATTGTAGTTTTACTACTTTGCTTTTAAATGTGAATTTTATATATTATATTAAAGTATTTCATTTTTTTTTATTTAATATAATAAATAGTAAATTTTCAAATTTATAAATTTAATAAGAGAGAAAATCATACATTTTGAATTAAGATTTTTCACACTCGATAAATAATTTTCACCCTCAAAACACATTTTGGAAAATGTTCGAATGAACCTATAACTTATAAACTAGATTTTAACATCGTTTTTACTTTTCTCTTCAATTATAATTTAATAAAAAATTGAATTAAAACAATTATATTAATTAAGTTATATTATAACAAAAATGGAATATTCATTAATATCAAAGGAACTAACACGTGAATTATCTAAAATTGTTAAAAAAGATAATGGTATTTATTTTACTCCACCTTCCTGCGTGAATAAAAATCTAAAATTATTACAACCCTATATAAACAACACTAAAAATGTTCTCGAACCATCGTGTGGATCAGGTGAATATATTACCGCATTACATAAATTATTTCCACATTTAATGATTACTGGTATTGAATACAATGAAACCATTTATCAATCTATTTTACAACTGAATAATGAAAACATAAATCTTAAAAATATAGATTATTTAAAATATGAAACTGATGAAAAATATGATCTTATTATAGGTAATCCTCCTTATTTTGTAATGAAAAAAACAGATGTTGATAAAAGTTATCATAGATATTTCGATGGAAGACCTAATATATTCATATTATTTATAATTAAATCAATACAAATGTTAAATGATGATGGTATTTTAAGTTTTATATTACCAAAGAACTTTCTAAATTGTTTATATTATGATAAAACAAGAAAATATATAGAAAAGGAATTTCAAATTTTAAATATTATTGAATGTAATGATGAATATCTTGAAACTCAACAAGATACTATAATATTAATAATACAAAAAACACATAGTTGTAGTAATAATACAGACTTTATTTTGAAAATTAATAATTATACTATATTTTTAAATCAAGACAATAATAAAAAAATTAATGAATTATATAAAAATTCAAAATCATTATTTGAATTAGGATTTAAAGTAAGTGTAGGAAATGTTGTTTGGAATCAATGTAAACATTTATTAACAGATGATGAATCAAAAACACGATTAATATATAGTTCAGATATTGAAAATAATACATTAATTAAAAAAATATATAAAAATAAAGACAAAAAAAATTTTATAAACAAGCAAGGAATTAAACGACCAATGATTGTTATAAATAGAGGTTATGGTGTAGGTGAATATAAGTTTAATTATTGTTTAATAGATGAAACAAATGAATATCTAATAGAAAATCATTTAATTTGTATAGAGTGTACAACTGATTTACCACACGATACATTAATTACATTATACAACAAAATTTTATTATCGTTAAATGACAAAAGAACCATAGAGTTTATTACAATTTATTTCGGAAACAATGCTATAAATACTACTGAATTAAACGATATACTTCCAATATATCAAGATATCTGAAATGCTGGAAATGCGATTCCATTTCCATTCTTCCATCTTAATAATATATTCATTTTATTTCCGTTTTTACTAATACATTCATATCTGTATTTATTCGCATTTTTAACTACTTTATCTATTGTATAATCGTCTATATTTATTTTTTGTAAAATAAATGCTTTATTTGAATAAAGCATGTATATTTTATTTTTTTGTGTAGTATGTAAATAATTTGAAAGCAACTCACTATTTAATTCTGTATTATTTATAAATGACTTTATACTCTCGTTTGACAATTCTTTTGCAAAATTATAAAAATTAAGATCTTCTTCTTTATTCGTACATTTACTACTTTTAATACATCCACCATAATACATTTTTGTGTATTCTTTCATACAAGTTGGTTTATTCGAATGTATCTGCGTCAAGTATTCTTTTTTTGTAGGCATTTTTAATTGAAACATATCTGATAATTTATTAAGAAAATAATCATAATAATAATCTTCATAAGAATTATTCATATATTGACTTGGTTTCATAGGTGATACAAATTGAGGTGCGTCATTTATCGAAGAAACATTAAACTTTAATTCTATCATAAATTCTTCGTTTGTACCATCATCGTAAAATATTCTAATTAAGAAATCATAATTATTTCTCCGTCCTGCTTTATTAATACATTCTACTTTTACATAAAGTTTATCACTTAATTTTTGTAGATAATTAAATATAATTTTCTTCATATGCAACCATTTATTTAGTATATAATAATCTTCTGGTACTTTATTATTTATTATAGCACCAATAATATGTTCTCTGGTTTTATTGTTTTTATCATTAAGTTGTTTTGTTGATAAATTAAAAGCACTAATACTTTTATCATTTAGAATTTCCTTATTATACTTAAATTTTTGTAAATTAAATACTTTTTGTAAATCTTGTATTAATGTCATATCTTTTATAATAAATTTCTTTTTTCTCTTTTTTTTTTCTTTTTTCTCTTTTGGAACTTGCTGTTCTAGAACTGAAACAGAACTTGCGTCTTGGACTGAAATTGAGAGATTCATTGTAGTTTTACTACTTTGCTTTTAAGTGTGAATTTTATATATTATATTAAAGTATTTCATTTTTATTTATTTAATATAATAAATAGTAAATTTGAAAATTTAAAAATTTAAAAATTATTGAAAACAACTAATAATTAGAGAGAAAAATACTACGTTTGGAATTGATTTTTTACATTTGAAATTTTAATCTTATTCTCAAAAACATATTCTAGAATGAATAATATTAACACATAATATAATACATATTTATTTAATATTCAATTTTATTAATTTATATTTTTGAAATAACAATATTATCTACTTTAAAATATAGTTTAGGAAATATATATATTGAATAATAAAAAATTATATATATATATATATTATATAATAATGAGTGGTAGTTATAGTAGAGGTAGCAGTGGAGATGATAATTATGATAGAAGTAGCAGTGGAGATGATAATTATGATAGAAGTAGCAGTGGATCTAGTAATATTACTACTATCAAATATAATAATATAAATCCTGAAGAAAATCTGAATAATGGTCAGAATCCTGAATATGTGTATTCTATTTTAAACGGTAGTGATGACTGGCAATATCTAGGTTATTGTTTAAGTAAAAGAGATAACGAACTAGAATTTTCAGGTTATAATAATGATAATAATAATACAATAACTATAACTGATAATGGTGATAACTATTTACAGCAGACGATTTATGATACTAGTAATCGTAGTAATAATACTACTAGTAGAAATTCTACTAGGAGAAGTTCTTATGATAATAATGGTGGTAAAAGAAAAAGAAAAAGAAAAACTAAAAAAAATAGAAGAACCAAACGTAGATAAATATAAATCTTTAAAGTGTTGCAAAATACAATTATCGCAAAAAGAAGTGTTTAAAATAAATAATATATATTATTTATTTTATTTAAAGAACAATTAAGATTTTTCACACTGAATGAATGAATTTCACCCTGAAAAACATATTTTAGAGTGAAAAATCTTAACTCATAAGGTATTTTTAATTTCAAATACATAAATTTATATTTTTGAAATAAATGTAATTTAAAACAATATATAGATTATACATGTGCGGATTGGTAAATGCTCGAATACTTAATAAAATTTAAATATCTCTCTTTCTAAAAAGTTTTTAAATATTTTATTTTATAAAAAAATTGAAATTAAAAATTTAATATAAAGTAAATGTATTTAAAGCAAAGAAAGATTAAATGTCTTCAATTATTAACAATTCCGAATCCGTTTCAGTTTCACATTCATATATGTATATAAATGCTGATTCAGTATCAGACGATGAAGTTGAAGTTGAAGAAAAAGAAGAAGAAATAGAAATAAAAAGACAAGAAGAAGAAGAAGAAGAAGAAATAAAAAGACAAGAAGAACAAATAATACAAAAAAGGATTAATTATGAAAACAAAAAAAAGACGCGAAAAATAAGAAAAGATTTAATTTTAAAAGAAGAAAAAAAAATTAATCTAAAAATTAAAGAATTAAATCACCAAATTGAATATTTAAAACAATCTTTAAAATCGAAAATTTACAATATTACAATAAAAACGGATGAAGAAATTCTTCAAATATCACAACCATTACCAATTATAGAACCATTACCAATTATAGAACCATTACCAATTATACAATTATTACCAATTATAGAACCATTACCAATTATAGAACCATTACCACCACCAATAGAACAACCTATAATATCATCATTAGAAAAACCTATAATATCACTAGAACAACTTATAATATCACAACTAGATCAATCTTCTATAATATTATCACAACCTATAGAAAAATATAAATCTGCAAAAACAATGGATTATCAAATTGGAGATAAATTTATTATAGGTCATATAGGTAATAAAAAATGGACGATTCAATTTGATGGTAATAAATATGTAGTTATTGATACACAAGATGATAATATAATTATTGGAAATTCTAACAAATCAATAATACAAAAACAATATGTATCATTAAAAGCAATCTATACAAAATATTCTAAACATTATAAAAATGATGTAATTCCAAATAATACTATTTGTAAAAAAACATTGTGGATACAAGAAAGAACGAATTTACAAGAAGAAATTTGTATTTAATATTTTAAATCAATTTAAAGAGAAATTTAATATATCTAAAAAAAACTTTATTAACAAATATTTTTTTTATTTTATATAATTTTTTATACATATAAAGTATATAAAGTAAATGAAATTAATAAAATTTCCAATAAGATATTTACCAAAAAATTTAACAAAAAAAGATAAAAAAACACAACTTAAAATGTTAATAAAATCAAAAAAACAATATAAAAAAAAAATATATAATACACGCAAAAAACTCTTATCTTATAATAATAAAAAATCCAATCATATATTAAATGCTCGTAAAATATATGATATAGAAAAAATAACACCAAATGCGGAATTAGCACTAAAAACTGGATGTGAATTATCAGCATTAAAACAAATTGTAAAAAAAGGTGAAGGTGCCTATTATTCATCTGGTTCAAGACCAAATCAAACTCCACAATCGTGGGGATTAGCCCGATTAGCAAGTTCATTAACCTCTGGAAAATCAGCAGCAGTTGATTATAATATAATTAAAAAAGGATGTAATCATAAAAAAAAAGCATTTATTCTAGCAAATAAATCTAGGAAAAAATATAAATATAAAAAATAACATTTTAAATATTTATAAATTATAAATTATAGTTTATAATATTTGTTAATTATAAATGAGTGATAGTAATACTCCATCACAAAAAGTAATTGATATACAAGAAAATTTACCAAAATTAATATCTACTACACCAGCACCAAGTGCGCCTGCATATTCTTCTATTAAAGCAGCAAAAACAAACCCAAATACTATACCACTATTATCTAGAACAGGACATTCATACTGTTATATACCCGATGATTTTGCTTCATATTCGTGTAAGAAAAATGAGGTAATAATTTTAATTTCAGCACATGGTGAAAATTTAAGTTGTTATACACGTGATTTAGCTACTAATGAAATTCTTTTAAGTTCATTTGATACATTTAATAGTCCTAGAAATATCCGTAGTACAAGAATTATTAGATTACCAGGTATTGGTGTAATGTCTGAGACTATTTCTAATACTGTATTACCTATAATAGTTGAATCTATTACTAAAAATAAATGTAGCGAACATAATTTTAATAATATTTTTCAACTAAATAAAAAGGAGATGGAAACTCGATTTAATAGTCAAATGTCCGCATGTGATTATTCTCGTGAAATACCCGAACAAGAATTTACCACAGTATCTTCTGGTCTTGATAGTAAGTATGAATTTGATAATGTATGTATATTTGTTATTTTTAAAAATCCATTAGATGGTAAAATAATATGTAAAAATATAGTAGTTTCAGAACAATTAATAAATTCATCTAGACCATCTTCATTATTTAATGTAAATAAAGTATTAATTGAAAAAGATGACCCAGATGATCCAGATGAATATACAGATGAATTATATGATAAAAAAAATAAAAAAAAAATAACAATACAAGATGCAACAAAAATATTACTGGAAAAATTAAATATATCTACACCAAATGATATATCTTTTGAAAATATAAATTTTTATAATGATACAAAAGAAACAAATAAATCAAGACGATTATTAAAACAACCATCAAAACGATTAAAACAAACCTCAAAACGATTAAAACAATCATCAAAACGAAAACCCTCATCAACCTCAACAAAACGATTAAAACAATCAACAAAAATAATTCTACCTTCGTTTCCGTCCTTTTTTTATAAACATTTTAAAGACAAAGTAGATTATGAAAAAAATGATGAAACTGAAGATGAATTTGAAGATGAAGAATTGTCAAAAAGTTCAATTAATTCGTTAAAAAAATCAACTGATGATGATGATGTGCAAAATCTTAATGAAGAAGATTTTGATGATGAGGATGATGTGCAAAATCTTAATGAAGAAGATTTTGAAGATGAAGATGATGAAAAAGATGAAAAAGATGAAAAATATGAAAAAGATGAAAAAGATAAAAAAGATAAAAAAGATAAAAAAGATGAAGATGATGAAGATGAAGATGATGAAGATGATGATGATGAGGATGATGAAGATGATGAAGATGATGATGATGATGATGATGATTATGATGATGATGATGATGATGATGATGATGATAAAAGAAAATTAAATATTGTTTACAATGGTTATTGGAAAAGTAATAAAAAATTTTTTATAAAAAAAAATTATGGTATGGTTATACATAGTTTTAAGTTTTCAGATATAATTAATTATGTATCAGATATGTTTGTTGAAATGTGTAATCAATATCCAGAATTAGAAGATGTTTTTAGTTCATTAAAAATAACTGTTATAAGTGGTGCGTGTTCAGATATAAATGATAATTTAATATCAATAAGAAAAAAAAGGTATTATTTGGTAGGTGGTAAAAAATATAAAATAAAATAAAATAATATTTGTTATACTTAAATATCTTTAATAGGACTTGAATCTTGAACTGATTTTGATATATTTGATACAATAAAAAAGTATTTCAATATTCTAAAAATATTGAAATATTATATAAAATAATAATAATCAAATGTCTTTATTATACATTTGTTTATTTTGTTCAAACATTTGGTTATTTTTTTGAAATCGTTCAAAAATTTGTTTATTTATTTCAAGTTGTCGTTGTTTTCTTCGATATTGTAATTTTTGTAAATATAATAAATATAAATCGTGAAATTTTAAATTATATTCATCTTGATAATTCATAATAATATATATATATATATTAATATGAATCCCTAAATTATAATTATATATATTCAAATCATAATGTTGTAATTTTTATAACAGAATTTGTAAAAATAAACAAATTAAATAATATATTATTTTTCTATTTAAAGAACATTATTTAAAATTTATGCTTTTTTGTAATTCTTTTCTTTTTAGTAATTTTTTTCTTTTTAGTAATTCTTTTCTTTTTTTTATAATTTCTTTTTTTACCACCTTTATGAATATCAAGAAATTGTATATTACATATTTTTAAACTATTTTTGGAGTCTAAAATAGCAGGTGTTAAATCATCTAAACTTTTAATAGTATTACTATAACGACAAGATCTATTTATATATGTTATTGAAGGATATCCTAAATAATGCATAAATAATTGTAAAGAATAAGTGTCTATTTTTTTAATAAATAGTCTTTTAGATAATTCATCTCTGTTACCATTACAATTTGTTTTTAATAAATCTAAACACTGATTAATATCTGTTATTTTAATCATAATGGTTGCGTCTTTATACATTAGTCTAATTCCTTGAATATTTCGTTGTGTATCACCTTGCGTTACTCTATTATCATCATCGAAAAATTCCCCCTCTTTTTTAAAAACTACCGATAAATATCCATAATCATTAATTTTAAAAATACCTCTTAATACATCCCCTAAAGTACGTAATTTACAAATATCATTTATTTGTGCTAAATTTAAAAACTTATATGGTTGTTCTTCAATAATTTGTTGATGTACAGCAATTTTAGATGAAAATAAAAGTAATCCCCATATATTTTCGTTTGGGGATAATGATGATCCTGCGGCTTCTTCTGCTTCTTGTTGTTCAACTGTATATTCTCCAAAAGAATATAGAGCGTAATGTATGTCTTCAATAGTTATTTGATTATCACTTTGTCTAGCTAATTGACTATACATATTTAATCGTGGAACAGTTATTTCTGGAATATTTAATTGTGGATTTTTTTTATATTTATCTAGGTAGTATTGGATGACAGATAATTTATCTTTTGAAAAATTTCTACCTAAATCAGAAAATTCTATATTATTTGATCTTGCCATTGTTTTTATAATATCTTGACCACTTTGACTAAATAAGTCCAAAAATTGCAATAAAGAATCCATTCTCGTTTTCTCACAGATACCTTTGGTATTTTTCGACGCACCTGCACTTACATCAGCGAAGTCTATAAATTGTATTACTACAGAATTTTTGCTTGGTGGAATAATTCTGTTTAACTTATCAGTTTTCAATAAAGGTATCATTTCTACACCGTGAGCCGCAACATACATAAACCCTGTATTTGAATTTGCTCTATAACTATTTTCTGGACCACACGGTTGTAGTTTTTGACTCATAGTACCCAAATCAGCCGGTTTTTGACCTATACCCAAATCATCAGTTTGATTCATACCAGTATCATCATCATCAGGTATATCAAACTCATCCGGTTTTTGACCTATACCCAAATCATCTTGATTCATACCAGTATCATCATCATCAGGTATATCAAACTCATCAGGTATATCAAACTCATCAGGTATATCAAACTCATCAGGTATATCACCCATACCCATACCAGTATCATAATCATCAGGTATATCAAACTCATCAGGTATATCACTCATACCCAAATCATCCGGTTGTTGACGAGGATATACTAAATTTGTGTTACCAACTTGATCAATATAATATAATCCATTTGTATCAGCATTATAAATAAAATTACCTACATTAGCTACACTGAATTGTATCATAGAATTATTTAATTGATATGGATATGTATTCACATGAGAATCATCATATAAAAATTTAGTTGTCGTATTAAACCATACATTCTCAGTTATATGTACAAAATCACCAACACCACCCATCATTTTTTTGGATTGTTTTATAAAGTTTTTATTACGTTTTTTTTTAGTGTTTTTTTTAAATATTTTTTTCATATTATATAATTGTTAAATATTATAAGTTAATAATTATATGAAAAAAAATAATACTAAATATAAATAATTTATAATTTATGTATTAATCCATATAATATTTTTAAAAACAGATTCCTCCTCGATCATAATGTATTAACATATCAAAATCTTTTTTACTGTTATATATAAAGTCATTCCATAGTTTTACAGAATACATATAAACCTTACTAGTTGAATGTGGGTATGATACTGATGGATCAATTATTTTTTCTAATATACAAATAAAACATCGAATATCCAATTGGTTGTCTTTATTTTTCATTTCAGTCATAATCTCTAATATTTTAATTTTTAGATTAGGATAAGAAAGTGTCTGCATTCTTTTCAAGAACAACGTATCTTCAAAAAATTCAGTCATATTGTTTAGTTATGTATTTATTTTTAATATATTTTCATTTCATTTTTTTATATAATTATGAAAGGTTGAATTAATAACTGTAAATACATTATCAACATTTACACTATTTCCTAATTGTTTATAACTTTTTTTATCATCATCTAACAATATGAATGATTCAGGGAAAGATTGTAATCTGGCGCATTCGCGTGGTGTAATATATCGTTTTTCTTTTCCATAAATAGGAATTTGAGAGATAGCGACCAATGTAGGGAAATAGTTTGCTTTTTTAACACGTATTCCAGATTGTCTAATTTGAATAAAATGATTAAATATAGTGTCTTTATTTAGTATAATTCCAGCCTGCCATTCTAATTTTCCAAAAATTTCTTTTTTTTGTAAAATAGTAGAATTAGTGTGATACCATTTATCAAATTGTTCTTTATATTTTTCAATTAATGGTTTATTTTTGGTAATATAATCTTGTTTCCAAGTAGGGAATGAGTTGAAATCAGATAGAGAATATGAATGATTAAATGCATAATTAATCATAATAGTAGGTGATATTTTTTCTCCAACTTTAAATTGTTTAATTATTTCATCCCATACAGTCAATACATTTAATATATCATCTTTGATAAAATATTTGTTATCTAAATTTTCTTTTTTATCTAAGAATTGATTAAATTCTATTTTTCCAGTATAAATGGGTAATTGTATTTTAGTGCCATTATAAAAATCATTTCTTACACAAACAAAATACACACGTTCTCTTTGTTGAGGAATTCCAAAATTATGTGGAGAAATTTTAAATATTTGTAATGTATAATTGATTGATGCGATTTTATTTTTAATATATTCTAGAACAAGACCTTTACTAACTTTTAAGATATGTTTAACATTTTCTAAAAACATAAATCGTGGTTTTTTTTCTTTAGCGATTCTAATTATTTCATCAAATAATAATCCTCTATCATCATTAAAGCATTTTTTGTTACCTCCATTACTAAAAGATTGACAAGGGAATCCGCCGCATAAAATATCAAAATCAGGCATTGTTTTTTCGTTAATATTTTTGATATTAGTTACAGGTTCCATATTATAATTATTTTTGTAAACTGTTCTGCAATCTTTATCAATATCACAAGCAAGAACACATTTAGCGCCCATTTTAGTTAAAGCCTGATGAAATCCGCCGATACCACAAAATAAATCAATAAATGTATATTTGGATAAATCAGAAATATCCATATCATTAATATTATTAATAAAAATATCCATATTTGTATTTTCTTCTTTTTCTTCTTTTTCTATAAAATTATTTTCTACAAAATTATTTTCTATAAAATTATTTTCTATAATTGGATAATTAGATTTTTGAATACTTATTAATTTATCATTAAGTATTTGAATTAATTTGGTTTTTGTATTAGATTTACATTTAGTAATACCTAATTCTTGACATTTATTTAATAACTGTATTTTTGAAAATTGTTGAAAATTCATATAATAATTTATATTATATATTTAATATATGAATTGTTATATAATATAAGTGAATTTAATTTATTAAATTGGAGAGAGAGAGATAGGAGATAGTAGAGTAGATGATTTATCAATCTTGTGTTTTTTTTTATGACTAGCTAAACTATTTTTCTTAGTAAATGATTCATTACATATATTACATGTCCATTTTTGATTTTGCATTGATGCGAATTTACTATTTAAAAAAATAGATAGATTAGGCATATTTAAATCTTCAAATTGAGATAGAAATGTTTTTTGCATTTCTTTAAAATTAAATATGATTAATTCTTTTTGACTGATAAAAACTTGAAATTCAGTATTAATTTTATCTAACATATCTTTATCAATATTAATTCCTTCAATATCATCAATTTTTAATTCATTTAATTTATCAGTTAATTTATCAATAATATCAACAGCAGTTTTTATTTTTTCTTCCGAATATTCTACATTATGTAAATAAATCAAAATATTATTATCTTCAATTTCGATAAAAAAGTTGGGTTTATATTGAATACCAGAATGTTGTGACATAAATATACCATTGCATTTTTGTGCTCGAATATCTCGAATGAATTTTTCTACTCCTTCTTTTTGTATAGCAAGATCATAATTTTTATTTTCTATTAAAATTTGTGGTTTATTTTCTCTCTTTAATAGGAAATCTCCTGCTAATTTTAAACTGGAAGATGAATTAACAATTTCAGCAGTTGGATATATTTTATTTAAAATAACTTCTAACATATTTTCAGATGATTTTCCTTTATAATTAGAATTAGTTCGATATTTATTTAAAAATTCGCCTAATTCTTCAAAAACTTTATTTTGACTAGATTGTGAAATAATACTAGATTCTTTTAAAGTTGAGATGTTGGATATGAGTTGTTCTTGATTAGCAGATATAAATGCATATAATGGTTGTTGAAATTGTTGCATTTTAGTATCAATTCCAAAAATGTATTGTTTAAGTGAATCTTCTTTATTTGAAGTTGTATTAAATTGTTCTTTAATATCAGTAATAATAACTTGCTGAAAAGATAAAAAGTTTTCTTTTATTTTATTATTTAATTCTTGGTGTGTTTTAGGTATTTCTTGATTTAATTTATGAATACATAGTTCGGTATTTTTATCTAATAATGTCATTATTTTTTCTATATTTTCATTAGATGATGAAGAAATAATTAATTTCATATTATCAATATATTCTTTATTAATATCGTGAAATTTCACGATAAGAATATTTGTAATAGATGATACATTATTTTGAATATCTTTGACACAAGATAATATTTCATTATTAATTGTATTACTAATTGTATTAGACATATCATTATTAATTTTTTCAATTAAATCTAAAAATATTAAATTTACAGCTTCAAAATTAATATTTTTATTATTATTGTAAAAATCCCAGATTCGTTTATTAGTAATTTCTAATTTATATTTTGTTTCCATTAAGTATAATAATTAATAGGAATATCTTTAAATTAAAATTACATTTCATTTGTTTTCATAATTTGCCAAATAATATATATATATTTCCTATTTAAAGAACAATAATATATATATTTCCTATTTAAAGAACAATACAATATTTCGTAATTATTAAAACAAAATCTTAAAATCTAATTAAAAATGATTAATCCAATTATTGATAAGTTAATAGATAATCTACCTGATACTTTAAAAAATACTGATAAACCTACACAAATCGATCTAATATTAGGAGGAGGAGCATTCAATGGAAGCTATTTGATTGGAGCATTATTTTTTTTAAAAGAAATGGAAAAAAGAAAATATGTTAAAATTAATAGAATATCCGGCTGTAGTGTAGGTTCTATTTTGGGATTATTATATTTAATCGATGAATTAAATTATTTTATTGATACATATAATATTTTTATTGATAGTTTTAAAAAAAATTATAATTTATCAATTATAAAAAATATTAAATATTATTTAAATCATAAATTACCACCTAACTTAATTCAACTAATTAATAATAAATTATTTATATCTTATAATAATGTATTACAATTGAAAAAAAAAGTTACAAAAACATATAAAAATGCAGATGATTTATATGATAAAATTATAAAATCGTGTTTTGTACCATATTTAATAGATAATAATTTTTTATATAAAAATACATATATCGATGGTATCACACCTTACTTTTTTAAAAAAAAAGATAATACACAATTATTATTTTTAAATTTATATACAATTGATAAAATACAAGATATAATTCAAATTAAAAATGAAAAAACAAATATTCATAGAATTTTTTTAGGAATATTAGAAATGAATACTTTTTATATTAAAAATACAAATACATATATGTGCAATGATTTAAAAAAATTATCTATTATATCATACTTATTTAATATATATATTTTATTATTTGAAAAAATAATAATTTATATATTATTTTATTTAATTTTATTTAGAAAAAATAAAATATATAAATTTATTTATATTAAAAATTCAATATTAAAAAATATATATATTAAATTTATAAAAAGATATTGCATATAGTTATTGACAACGAATTATTTGATAAATTAATTAATATAGACACGATAACCGCATTGAGAAATGATTATTGATTTATAATTTTAATAATTATTTAATAAACGATTTAAACATTATATGATATATACTATGTAAGCAAATCATAATGCCAAAAACAGATGCTGAAAAAAAAGAATATAAACGATTATGGTATTTAAAAAATAAAGACAAATATAAGTGCGAACATTCACGACAAAAAAATACGTGTATTGAATGTGGAGGAAGTGGAATTTGCGAACATTCACGACAAAAAAGTACGTGTATTGAATGTGGAGGAAGTGGGGTATGCGAACATAATAAATCAAAATACATATGTGTTGAATGCGGTGGAAATGGAATTTGCGAACATAATAAAAGAAAAGACGGATGTGTTGAATGTGGAGGAAATGGAATTTGCGAACATAATAAAAGAAAATACAGATGTGTTGAATGCGGTGGAAATGGAATTTGCGAACATAATAAAAGAAAAGACGGATGTATTGAATGTGGAGGAAGTGGGGTATGCGAACATAAACGACAAAAACGTGAGTGTAAAGATTGTAATTTTACTCATTATCTAGTTCATTTACAACGTAATCAAATTTATAGATTAGTTAAATTATCTAATCATAAAAAATTACAGCATAGCATAGAATATTTGGGTTGTAATATAGAATATTTTAAAGAATTTATGGAAAAGAAAATGACTGCTTTAATGACTTGGGATAATATACATTTAGACCATATTAAACCAGTAAGTTCTTTTAATTTGAATGATCAAGACGAGTTCTTGAATTGCTGTAATTATACAAATTTTCAGCCCTTATTAGCAGTAGATAATTTAAATAAAAGTGATAAATGGAAAGAGGAAGATAATATATTTTGGACTGCAAATATAATTAATAAAGAATATTTGGATTTATATATTCCAAAATAAAAGTAATTTAATATAAATTCCAAATAGTTTCATTAAATATAGAATTATATATTTAAATACTTAATTCAAAAACCTAAAACGCCTTTTTTTAATATTTAGCAATATAGTTTAGTTAGTTAGTTGCGTTTTATTATTATATTTTTTAAAAACTATATAATAATGAGTATTTTAAAAAATAATAATACAAATTCTGCTATTAAAGAAGAATATATTAATTATGATAATACAAATATAAATATTGATGATAATTTAAATAAAGAAGAATATATTGATATAAATATTAAACCACCGAATTCCATTTCCCTTGAAAATAATATTAATCTAATTGATACTGATGAAAATATTAATATTGATGATGCCAATTTTAATATTGTTAGTGAAAATATTATAAGAAAAATTTCACATTATATATATAAAAAATTTAATTTACAAAATATAGTACATAGTTCATATTATATTATCGTTCATTGGTTGTTTTTGTTTTTTGTCAGTTTTATAATATTATTTAATAATAATGTGTGTGATTTAATTATAGTATTTATTATACTATCACTTGATGCTTTTGCAGTTGTAGTTCTTCACGGTTGTCCATATACTAAACTTGAAGAGAAATATTTAAATATTACAACTGATCAAATTAAACAAAAAATATTTAAAAATTTAGGAATTGTATATAATTGTAGTCATATTTATGAATCTCAAATTGAAATATTATCTAATACAATAATGTTAGTAATAATTAAATGTTTAAGTATAATAATTTTAAATACTTTTAATTTTAAATTAATAAATTATAACAATTTATATGTATAATTAATTTTGTTTAATTGTTTATATTATATTATATTTTTTATATAATATGATTTTAACAAATAATTCTAATAAAGATATAACTAAAAAAGATATAATTAAAATTAAAAATATAACTAAAATTAAAAATATAACTAAAATTAAAAATATAACTGAAAATAAAAATATAACTGAAAATAAAGAAGATATATCTGAAAATAAAGATATATCTGAAAATATAACTGAAAATAAAAATATATCTGAAAATAAAGAAGATATATCTGAAAATAAAGATATATCTGAAAATAAAGAAGATATATCTGAAAATAAAAAAGATATAACTATATATAATTCTATAACAAAAAATTATTTATATTGGATTACTATATTTATTTCAACATTTGTGCTTTCATATCCAAATTTAAGTGGTGGTATAGTAACTTTAATTGTAGTATTTTTAAATTCATATTTTATGCATGTATTTTTTCATTTACATAAAAATATATTTTCAATTATTCATATTCACCATCATAATAATGATGATTTATATTCTATTTTAATTGAAATTTTATTAGAAGGTATAAGTTTTAGTATGCCTACTTTATGTACATATTATTTTTTAAAAAAATATAATTTTTTTAATAGTTTTAATTATTTTAACAATTATTTTAATTTATGGATTGTTATAATGTACACATTATGTTATTTAACTACACATTTTATTAATTATTCTATATTTAATGTAAATAAATTTCATTATTTACATCATATAAATGAAAATACTAATTTAGGACCTGATATATGTGATATTATATTTGGAACAAAAAATAATACAGAAAAATATGTAGAAGATACAAGTCATTGTATCCCAAATATAATTATTATTACAATAATTGTATTATTTTTTAAATATTTATGTAAAAATGAAATATTAAAAAATATTTTATTAAATTTATCAATATATATATTATTAATTTCATCATTACTTGTATTTTTAATTTCTTTATATTTGATTTCAATAGAATAGTTTAGTTTTAAATAAAGCACAACAATAATAGTAAATATTAATTTAAATAGATGATATTTAATATAATTATACTAATGGATAATGCATGGATATTATTTATAGTAATTATATGTTTAATAATTTATAATTAAATTACTTATTTTCTTTATATTTGATTTCAATAAATAGTAAATATTAATTTAAATAGATGATATTTAATATAATTATACTAATGGATAATGCATGGATATTATTTATAGTAATTGTATGTATAATATTAATAGTATTATTACCTGTAATGTTATAATTAATAATTAAATTACTTATTTTCTTTAAATTATAAAAATAATATATATATTTCATTTTTCATTTTTCATTTTTCATTTCATTTTACACCAAGGACTTATTATTATATAATGTAAATTATAATATAAAACATAAAAATATAATAATATATTGATATGGGTTTAATTATTAAATGTAATCATAAAAATTATCATTTAACTTATTCTGAATTCGATTTTATTAAAAATCAACTTTCAAAATCAATTGTTGATTATATTAATATTAATTTTGAAATTAATAATATTGTTAATTTAAAAAAAATAATAAATGGAATTCATATTTTTATAATTAATAATCATTTTACTCCAAATGAATCCTCTAATTTTATAAAATCTATTATAATTATACATAAATTTATTAATTTTACAGAAAATATGTATAAATTATGTAATTTATTTATGTATAGTATCAAATCAAATAATATAATAACTATTAATTAGAATTATTAGTTACAATTTTACAATTGTAAAAAATATAATATATATGTTATCATTTAACATAATAAAATTAAGATTAAAATCTTTGTAAAAAATATAATATAAGTTGATATTATAATGATTAAACATCATAATAATGACTGCTCTTGTGATAATAAACCTTGTTGTAACGATAATAAAAATTGTTATTATGAAACTATTTATTTTAATTTACCTAGTGGTGATATTGGAACAACTTGTAATTATTCACATAAAAAAATAAATATTACAGCAAATGGATTTACTTTTGATGTTCCTATAAATCTACCTACAGACTTATATGGTAATAATTATGGATTAGGTATTGCTAGTGATATAAATTATGAAATAAATAAAAATTCTTTTATACAATTAGATCTTTTAAATTTAATATATTCAGTTAATAAAGATTGTTGTCCTACTATTACAATTGGAAATATTATACCAAATGGTGGATTTACTATTTATGGTTCTCAAACACTTGGAATACCTGGATACATGTTATATACTTCTATTGATAATCCAATAATTCAAACAATAGAAATACCACAATTTTGTAAATATAAATATATTTCCATTACTGCGTCCGGTTCAGATCAATCATCTAGTGTTATTTTAAATTCTATCAATTTTTGTGTTTGTTGTTCTGAATTACCAATAGGACCAACTGGTCCTACCGGTCATATTGGTGTTACTGGTCCTACCGGTCATATTGGTGTTACTGGTCCTACCGGTCATATTGGTGTTACTGGTCCTACCGGTCATATTGGTGTTACTGGTCCTACCGGTCATATTGGTGTTACTGGTCCTACCGGTCATATTGGAGATACAGGAGATATGGGTCCTACTGGTCCTACTGGAGATATGGGTCCTACTGGAGATACTGGAGATATGGGTCCTACTGGAGATACTGGAGATATGGGTCCTACTGGAGATATGGGACCTACTGGTCCTACTGGGGATACTGGAGATATGGGTCCTACTGGAGATATGGGACCTACTGGTCCTACTGGGGATACAGGAGATACTGGAGATATGGGACCTACTGGACCTACTGGAGATACAGGAGATATAGGACCTACTGGTCCTACTGGTCCTACCGGAGATATGGGTCCTACTGGTTTTACTGGACCAAAAATGTTTGATCCAACGTTTTTACATGTAACTAGAATAACAGATCAAACATTATTAATAGAAGAAAATGTAATATTTGATTCTTTATCTGTACAATATGGTGATTGTGCTATTAATGTTCCTTCAACCGATATATTAATATGGAAAACAGGATATTATAATATATATTATAATATTTATCATACGGAACCGTGTCAATTTGCTGTATTTTATAATAATCAATTATACAATAATTCTATCGTAGGTTCTCCTACTGGTGCATCTCAAAATTCAGCTTCAATAATATTGTTTTTAAGTGAAACAGATGTATTATATCAAACATCTGAGTTGTCTCCTACAGGAACAGCAGCTATAATAAATTTTAGAAATCATTCATCTTATGTGCCTTCAGTAACATTAAACGGACAATTAGGTTCAGGTTCAGCTGAACCACAAATAACTGCAGTTGCGGTAATTTCTAAATTACTATAAAATAAATATTATAACATAAAATAACATAAAATAATAAAACCCATTGTAAAAAACCCATTGTAAAAAATCCGACATAAATTTGTAATTAGAAATTGTGAATTTGTAATTACAACTGATAAGATAAATAATTAATTAAATGAATCTTTAGTAAATAATTTAAAAATAAATTATTACACATAAATATATGGAAAATACAAATTGTAATAATTCAGTTTGTAATAATTCTATAATTTCAATAAATAATAAAAAAATAAAAGATTTTTATGATAAAAATTCTAATATAAATTTTGAAAATATAAATTTATACTTAATAGATTTATTTGAATCAATAATTGAAGATAATTCAATAAATGAATATAATTTAAAGAAAATAATAAAAGAAAATCAATTGATTGGAGAGAAACAAATGGAGATTATGTTATGTAATATTTGTCCGACAGATAGAATAATAAAAAATACGAATATGTCAATGCATTGTGATTATATAATAAAAAGTCAAAACAAGCCGCAAATAATGATTGAAAGTAAAGAAACAAATGTAAATGTCGACATAGATATAATAGATTTGTTTATATCATCAATAAAAGAAAATAATTGTTGCGGAATATTTATATCACAGCATAGTGGAATAATAAATAAACCAAGTTTTAAAATAGAAATATATAATGGTAATATTTTGATATATATAGCAAATTGTAATTATGATATAGAAAAAATAAAAAACTCAATAGAAATAATTTATACGTTATATGATAAGCTAAAATTATTTAACGATAAATTAAATCCCACGATAAATGCGTCATTATTAATTGAAATAAATAAAGAATATCAAGTATTTTTAAATTATAAAGAATCGATGATAAAATTTATAAAAGAAAATAATAATAATTTGATAAAAAATATAGAGAATTTTAAATTTGATACATTAGATAAATATTTATCTACAAAATTTATAATATCTCAAAATAATTTATATATACATAAATGTAATTTATGTAATATCTATACTTCAAAAACATTAAAAGGTATAGCAGCACATAAAAAAGGATGTAAAAAAAAAATAAGTATATATAAATAATGTGTTTTGTATATTTACTAGTTTCTACAAATGGTTCAACTTATGTAGGTTCAACTATAAATTTGGAAAGGCGATTAAGACAACATAATAAAGAAATAAAAGGTGGTGCTCAAGCAACTCAAATAAAAGTAAATCAAGGTGAGATTTGGAAAAGAGCGATGCATATATCAGGTTTTCCAGATTGGAAATCAGCGCTTCAATTTGAATGGAGATGGAAGCAATTATCTCGTAAATTATCTATTACAATAAATCCATTAGAGAGAAGAATACAAGCATTAAAGATTTTACTTTCTTTAGAAAGATCAACAAGTAAAGCTCAACCATATTCAGAATGGTTATCATTTCCAGAAATACATTTTGAAATAGATGAAGCAAAAGAATATTATTAAATAGAATTAAATTTTAGAATACTTTCTTTAAGATATTTGTGTTGATATTCAGCGGAAAAATAAGTTTTTGAAAATAATAAAGCATTTTGAGCGATTTGTTCTGCTTTAGAATCATTATTTAAAACAAATTGAATTGCTTCAAATAAATCGCTTAAATCATATTTAATTGGAATATAATGAACGTATGGAATAATTAAATCAGTAAACCAACAATTTGCATTTGATATTATAAAAGGAATACAACCAGTAGCGAATCCCCACATATGATTAGATGCAATGACATTTCCATCAACAATAAAAAAAATTTTATATTTTAAAAATTCAGTATAATGTATTCTCTCTCTAAAATATTCATTAGGAATGTTTTTATTTTCACTCCACCAATTTGAAAGACGAACATTGGTGGATATTTCAATATTTATTAGTTTTTTTACGAAATTGACTCGTAATGAATTTGAATCACCTATACCAGAACATCCTCCTCTCCAACATAATTCATTGCTACGTTCATTCCATTTTAATAAATTTTGTTGAGGGAAAAAATATTCAATTCCATTTTCAAAAATGTCATCATCTAAAGGTATATAAATATAATTTATATTAGGATCTTTATTAATTTGAGATAACACACCTAAAAAAAATATTTTATTTTGTTCTTTTGCTTCATCAATATAAGGTTGTATTTCTACATTCCAATTTATATCATTATATTCATTATAATTACGATTTTGTGTTATATTTCCATCACTATGAGGTATTAAAAAAATACTATTTTCAAATAAACACGATTGTATAAATTGTATAATAGGTCCATTTTTTTTAACTTTTGAAAACAATCCATCCCATAAAGTATCATAATAATTATTATTATTAATTAATTGTCCATCTTTAAAAACAATATTATTATTAGTCATTTAAATATTATTTATAAAATAATATTTAAATCATTTATATTTTTATTTCTTATTTATTATTATTATTATTATTTATTATTTATTATTTATTATTTATTATTTATTATTTATTATTTATTTATATAAATATATATTATGCAAAAAAATGAAGAAGATTATGAAGAAAAAACAGATGATGAATCAGAATATAAGGAAAAATTTGAACAGACTATGAGACAGACTGAATCCGATAGAAGAAAATATGCACATCCAGATTTTAATGAAGAAAGTTTAGATTACTGTAATGCAAATATTGAAAAAACAGTAAATTCAAATAGTGGTATTTTAGGTATTATTGCACATAGTAAAGAAACAGTAAATTCTTTAAATATAAGACTTTTAAATACTAATATTAGAGAAAGTATTAATTCTGTAATAATACAATTTGTAGAATTTAGTGATGTAAATACTCATACATTATGTGATACTAGATCAAGATATATAGAATTAAGAAAAATAATACAATTATTTGAGGATAGTGGATCAGATATTGTAAAAACTATGGCAAGATTAGATAGTTTAGGGTTTTCGGAATTAGGAAAAGAAATAATACAAGGTAAAAAAACGGCAAATTTAGAAGTTAATCGAATATTAAAAAATCCCGATGCTGCAGAATTATATACTACATTAACAAAAAAAAGAGAAAATTCGTTGATTACAATAGAACATTTACCTTATTCATTTTTTAAATTTGAAGCATATAGAATTGAAGAACAACCAAAAGGATCCGACTTTTCAGCATTAGCTTTATTTTCATCAAAAAATGAAGTACATAATAGAATTATTAATGAAATGCAAATGCCAGACGGAAGTCCAATCAAATTTTTAAATTTAATCCAATTCGATCATATTTGTAAATTAGGTAAAAGTGTATCAGATATATTAAAATGTATTCTTGCGATAAATAATAGTAGTTATCTTCAACAATATGGAATTATAGAAGTTGGTAAAGATGATTATAATTTTCAACACGAAATAAGAATTATACATAAAGTATTAGGTAGAATTAATATATCATTGGTATTAAGAGAATTAGAAATATCTCCAGAAAGAGAATTAGAATTATCTCAACAATTATTAATTTCAACAATAGATAGTTATTCACTTCAATTATTTATGCATTTTTTAGGATATAATTCAATGACATATGTAAATAGAGCGTGTCGTAGCAGTGATATTTTATCATTACACGATTTACGAGACTTTGATATGGTAGAAAAAAATAAATTAAAAATTTGTTCGATTCGATTACATGGAAGATATAGAGATACTCGTTATACAGGTAGTTATACAGCAGGAAATAAAAAAAGAAAAATAAATAAAAAGAAAAGTGTAAAAAGAAAAATAAAAAATAAAAAAAAGAGTGTAAAAAAAAGGAAAAGAATAAATAAGTAATTTATAATTTATAAATTATAAATCTGATTCATCAAATGTTTTTTGTAAATATTATTTATAATATTTAAACTTAATGTTTCAATGTTTTATTTTTATTAAATTTAGATTTCAATGTTTTATTTTTAATATTTTTTTTAATAAATTGTAAAATATCTTTTTTTTGAATGAGAATCATATCAATAATATTTCTAAAATAAGGTCTAAATTGTGAACGCATTTTATGAATATCATTAATACAAACCCACTTAATTTCATTTTTTTCGAATATTTTACTTTTTTTAATAATTGTTTTACTTAAATTGTGTTGAATGAATTGTTGATTATTATTAAAAAAATAAGGTAACCAAGGATTATATTTATAAGGAAAAATATGCATACGATATGTATTATGAGTATTACTGTCATAATCAATATTATATGTTCCGTATTTAGTTAATAATTTATAAATCTCAGTTTGATTACCTAAAAATCCAGTAAGTTCTTCAGTTGCTTCTCTAATAGCAGTTTTAAATAAAGATTCTTTATTATCAGTACCTCCTCCAAAATCAGAAAATCCTGGCGCAGAATCTTCATATTTATTTTCTTTTCCAAATAAAAAATATAATTTATTATTATGTATTGTTGTAGGTAATATTCCGGCACCCATATTAAATATCAATATATTATATTTATATATTGATATTTAATTTAATAACTATTTAAAAGTGAATTTACTAATTTTATACTACCACAAGAAGAAGGTTCAATACCCAATGTAAAATCTTCCGGTTGTGTTAAAATATTACTTATTTTAAATACACTACTAATTTTATTTTTAGGATTTTTTGCATAATTATAAATCATTTTATTCCATTTATTAATTATAGAATGATATTGTTTATATATTGAATTATTTGGATAATAAATATCTAAAAGAACGATATTAGAATTGGAGAATTTATGTTGAATTTGTTTAACTAATTTTTTATATTCTGTAAAAATAGTTTTGATAATAGTGTCATCTTTATTAATGTTTTCAACATAATTATATAAAATATTATTTCCTCCAATAGAGAGAAAAATAGTAGTATATTTATTATTTAAATTATCATTAATAGAATTAGAATTAAGTTGATTATAAACATCATTAATTGTAGAATCATCCATAGCTAAACAAATAATTTTTCCATTAGTTCTCTCTATTAATAATTGATTAACAGTATTTTCATTATCTACATATGCGTTATTATTAAGAATACTATCCCCCAATAAAATAAATGTTTGTTTATTAAAATTAGAATTGAACTGTTCTGTATAAGTATTTTTATAAGTATTATAATAAGAAACAATAAAAATAAAAAGAATTAATAAAAATATATATAATTTGAAATATTTCATATATATTTATTTATAAATAATATTTTATGAAATAGTATATTGAATTGAATTAGAATAATTCGGAGTTCCAGTATATGAAATATTTACTCCTGGACTAAAATTTCCATTATAAATATTAACAACTGTAATATAATAATTTCCCAAAGGTGCATTTATTGGAACAATAAATGAAATATTAAAAGAACTATAAAAAGTAATTAATAAATTAAAGGTGATAAGATTGTTTAAATTTCTAAATTTAACATATGTAGTTCCATATACAGGAGGTAAAAAATTGGTGCCATTAATATAAACAACAGTATAATATCCAGTAATACTATTATTGATTGAAATAGTATTAATAGTTGGTGTAAAACTAGGATAACCATTATATTTGGAACAAATATTTTTATTAGTATTTGTAGTTGTATTATTTGTATTATTTATATTATTTATATTATTTATATTATTTGTATTATTTGTATTATTTGTATTATTTGTATTATTAAAAATGAAATTCATTAATTATATTAAATATATATTTTAATTAATGAATGAATTGAATAAACACTTTTTTTAGATTACATATTATGATATTTATAATTAATCAAGTGAAGACAAATCATTGTCAGATATATTATTATTAATTTCTGTAACTATATTATATATATTCAGAAGTAATATATTATTATTTTCAAAATTATAATAAGTATTTGTAGAATCAGGAAATATTTTTTTATTAAGTTTTATAACTGTTCTATATATTTTTTTAAGTAAAGATAAATCACACGGATCTGATGTTAATGGTGATACTGGTGTTAATGGTGATAATGGTGATACTTGTGATGTTAATGGTGATACTGGTGATAATGGGTATGGGTATGTTAATGGTGATAATGGTGATAATGGTGATGTTTGTGATGTTAATAGTGATGATAATGGTGATGTTTGTAATGTTAATGGTGATGATGATAATGGTGATGTTTGTACTGTTAATGATAATGATTGTGGTCTATAACTTTTATTTCTTATTTGTTCTATTTTATTTTGTTCTTGTTGGGTTAATTTGTCAAATCCATAATAAATATTTTTATTAACTAATACAAATTTATCATCTTTTGTTTTATTATTTTTTCCAAATATTTTATATAATTTTTCAAATTCGATTTGTTCAAGATCAGTTAATGATGCATTTTTGTTTTTATCATATAAATTAATATAATTTTGCATATCTGTAACTCTTTGTTCAAGTCTTGTCAGCTGATTTCTTAAATTAATATCTATTGTAGTTGTATTGTTAATTCCAAATACTTTATCTAATGTATCAAATTCTATTTGTTGTTCTTTAGTTAATAATGATGTATTTTTATTATAAAATAATTCTAAATATCTTTCTTTAAGTTTTTTTAAAATTGTAGGATTAGTAGGATTAGGTTGTATAGGATTAGGTTGTATAGGATTAGGTTGTATAGGATTAGGTTGTATAGGATTAGGTTGTATAGGATTATTAGGATTAAATATATCATTTAACATATCAAATTCTATTTGTTCCAGATGAGTTAATGATAATGTTTTTTTTTTATTAGATAATTCTAAATATCTTGTATTAAGTTGTGCATTATTATTATTAATTTTAGATAACATTTCTTTTGTTTTTATTTTTTGTGCGAAATATTCTTTTTTTGCTAATACATATCTATCATCCGTTGTCTTATCATTTTCCCCATATGCTTTATATAATTGATTAAATTCAAATTCTTCACTTTCAGTTAATGGTTGATTATTTATTTTTTTATCATATAATTCAATATATCTCTTTGCGAATTCATCATCAATATATAATCTATTTTTTCTTTTTATAGATTTTAATCTATCAAGTGTTTTTGTATCAAGTTTATTTATAGTATTATTTTGTTCTTCTACAATCAAGTTATTATATTCATCTTCTTCTGTATCATGAAAAGGTTGTATTAAATTATAAAGTGTTGTAAATTCAGTATCAGTTAATGAACCATTTTTGTATTTCGTAAATAATTCATAATATAATAGTTTATCTTCTTTATTAAAGAATCTACCACCTTTTTTAAGTTTTAAAGAAATATTATTTTTAATATATTTTTTATTTTGTGTTATATTATATTTAATATATTTTTTATTTTGTGTTAATTTTTTATTTTTATATTTTTTATTTTTAAAAGTATATTTCATTAAATTACAAACATATTTTAATTAATTGCGAAATCATCCAATTTCATATTGATTTTTCCAGTAATACTGGATCTAGCTATTTTATACATTAAATATGCAAAACAAGTTCCGATTAATGCGCCAATAATACATTGAAGTACTGTATGAAAATTAAAAACGACTCTTTGACTCATAATTAATAAAGAAAAAAGTAAATAAAAATATAAAACATTAATTTTTTTAATTGATAAAAAAATAAAAATAGTAGAAAAGAGAGAAGATTGTGAATGACCAGAAGGCATTCCAAATATATCGTGAGGAATTCCATTTTTAAATATGAATCTTTTACCATTAGATAATGCTAAATTAAATATTTTAATATCTTCAGAAGGTCTAGGTTGTTGTATAATTCCTTTAATAATTAAATTTAAAATAGCATTAAAGAAAAATCCAATAATATAATAAAATAATAAATATTGTTTATTCCATAAAAGAATAATAGAGAGAAAAAAAAGAAGAAAAGGTCCATTAGTTCCCAATCGATTCAATAAATAAAAAAATATATTCATAACATAATATATTATTAAATATTAATTCATTGTGTAAGGGGGTATAATACCCCCTAATATTGATATAAACAATCACAAACTAATGTGAAACACCAGTCATTTCCATTTAAGTTTAATACATTACCTTTATCATCTAATAATTGAATAGCCATTCTATCAATATTAACTGGTCCAAAATAAGTTCTAGTATTCTCTTGTAAAGAACCACTAAATTCAACTAATAAAGAACCAGTCGGAACACCAGTTGATGTTTTAATAGGTAATACACCCATAATATCAGATGATGTAGGTGCTTTAGCTAAATAATTAGTTAAATTGTTTTTATTTTTATTAATTTCATTAATAGTGTAAATTTGTGATTGAGTTAAAGTTCTAGGTGCACTAGGTAAAATGAGTTGAGTTGAGGTATATTCTTGATTATATTTATTGGCAATTAATAACCCATTTTGACTATTAACAGTTTGATTATCAAATACAGATTGCTCTATAACTTCATTAACTAATTGTTGTAAAGTATTTGTTTGTTGTGCAGGTGTAATACAAGTATATGGTAAATCTAATGAATAATAGTTGGGTATTTTTAAAGTATGTGAATATTGTGAAATAGAAACAAGACTATTATTAACGTGATTTTGATTATAATCATCAATAACTAATATTAAATATTTGGTTCCATTTAAATCTAAAATAGAAGATGCTGTATTTCCACTAATTTCAATATTAAAATAAGGTAATTTATATCCCATAATCCATCCTAAAGTATTATTAAAATAATGATTATTTTTACTTTTACAATTATTATTACATTGTAAAATTCCAGTAAAATCATAAAAAATAAGAATAGTTGTAGTATCTAATATAAAAGATGGAAATATATTTAAAGGATCATTAAATGTTCCTCCATATAAGAATAATGTAATAATTCCATTATTACTATTATAATAAACAGGAGAATTTGAATTCATACTAACATCATATAAAGGTATATTATATGGAGGAAATGTGAATCCGGCTAATAAAAAAGAAGTATTTAATTGTGCTTGAAATAAAAGAGGAGTATAATTCCCAGGAGGTATAGAAATAGGAATAGAATTATTATTAGATGAATCAATAATCCAAAAACAGGTATTTCCATATGCGGAATCAATAACATACCAACTGAACGGAATTTGATAAGAATATAATTTTAAATTTAAAACATCTTTTAATGTATCAGAAAGGTCTAATGTATAATCAGTAGATGTAGAATCTACTCCAGTAGTATATTGTCTGAATTGACTATCTAAATTAACAAATCGGTTAATAGTATTTTTAAGATTAGGATTTAAAGAGTCTTGTTTAACAGGTAAAATAAATGTATCGGTAGTTGCAATTTGTTCTCTATTCATTGGATTGTGTGTATTTCCAAAAACGTTAATTTTATCTTTTCTTTGAGTGATTTTATTTACTTGATTTTGTTCACTTTGAGTAAGATATTCATTTTCATTCCATTGTGATTCTTGTGTATCACCAATAGGATAAATGGCGTCATCATCATTAGTCATATTTCCAAAACTTTCGATATTATTATTATTATTATTATTATTATTATTATTATTATTATTATTAGGATTGACAATAATTTTATCAAATGTATCATTATGTTTATTGTCTTTAAGATTAGACGCATATTGTAAAAGTTGACTTTGAATATTTTGAAAAAAAACAGAAATTGTAGGATTTTTATTTTTAAATTTATTAATATAAAAATTTGATTTTTGTATAATTTCATTTTCATTAACATTTTCATCTTCAATACCGATGATTGAGATTAGTTCTGAAAGAGTATAATTTGATACATTTGTATCGATATCTGTCATATTATTTATAATTTATAATATAATTTATATTTAATTATAAAATGATTAAATATATAATTTTCTCTCTAAATTATTTAAATAAATAATTCGGAGATATTCTTATACGTGCGTTATTTTTAATAATTGCTTCAAAATGAAACGCACGATGTTCACAATCTTCTTTATCATCTTTACTTAAATCAAAATTTTTACAATTATATTTTATATTTTCTTTTATCAAATATTCTAAAATATAATCAAATCGTAATCTTCCATCATACTTACAATCTATAAATTTATTTGTTATATAAATAGAAAAACCATTAAAAGCAGATAAACACGGAATTAACTCATTTGATGGAGTATTATTTATTATATTCGTAATATATTTTCTACTTTCTATTAAACAATTTAAATGAAAATAACTTAATATATAAGGACTTATTGAAAGAGCCCATATATCATAATAATCTTTTGGATGATGAAATGATAACGCATCCCAATCTTCTCTCTTTAAATATGATTTAAATAAATCTAAATTAATATTATAATTACACACATCATCACAATCCATCATTATAAAATATTTATAATCTATATAATTTTCTTTTATAAATGTTAAACAATGATTTCTACCTAATGCTAATCTATGAGTTCTATAAGGTAACAATTCATTTTCATTAATATAATATTGAAATTTTGAATTACGTAGTTGATATTCTTTTAATTTTTGTAATGTATTATCCGTTGATTTATCATAATATAAAAAAATAATATAATTATCAAATATATTTCCGAATTGTTCCATATTAGCAAATATTTTATCTAAATATCTTCCAACATTTCTTACAGTTCCACATATACAACAATTATTCATATATTTATTAATTATTATTATATATTTATTAACTATTATTTCTCTCTAAATTTTTATAATGAAAAATAAATAATTTATAAATTTCTTTTTTTATATTAATTCCTTGACATATATCTAACTTTAATATTTTCTCTGGAAATATAGTTAAACCAGTTCCTCTTTTTGAATGAGTTTTACCTTTAAATAATATTATTTCTAATACATTTATTAATATTTCATTATAACTCATTATTGTGTCACGATTTATAAAATAATTACCAATATAAATATATCTATTAGTATTTCCATCTGTATGAACTTTATAATATCTATTTGTTACCGTTTTATTTTTAATTAATCCTATACCTTCAATTTTATTAGTAGAATTATTCATTTCTATAACAAATACATTTGAATCATAATAAATCTTTGAAGATAATTCTAATGGAACACAATACATACAAATAAATCCGTGTTTTTTTCTATATTCGTAATTGCAATCACGTGTTTCATTATTAAATCTTCCGGTAACAATTGTATACATTTTGTATTAATCAAATTAAATAGAATATAATATTATTTATATTTAAATACAATTTCAATTTTATTTAAATATATAATATAATGAATTGTTGTATATGCGGACCTGTAAAAAATGTAGGACGTTATTTATCTAAAAATTTAGATAATATAACAAAAATCGGTTCTCTTTTCAATGATTATAAAATTGTTATTTTTTATGATAAATCAAATGATAATACACTACAAATATTAAAAGAATATCAACAAATCAATTCTAAATTATTATTTTATGTTAACAAAAAACCTATATCAACTTTTAGAACACATAATATAGCAATTGCACGAAATTATTGTTTAAATTTTGTAAAAAAAAATGTACAACAATTTCCCTATTTTATAATGATGGATTTAGATGATGTAAATTGTAAAGAAATAAATTTAAATATTTTAAATAAATATTTAAAGAGAGAAGATTGGGATGCATTATCTTTTAATACAAATCCTAAATATTATGATATTTGGGGATTATCTATTCATCCATATTGTTTTAGTTATAATCATTTTGAAAATAATAATAATAATTATACAATAATTCAAAATTATATTACCGCTCTTTTAAATAAATTACCACAAGATCAATTATTACCATGTATCTCATCATTTAATGGATTTTCTATTTATAAAACAAATAAGTTTTTGAAAACTTATTATGATGGAAGAATTCGAAAAGATTTAATTCCAAAAATAAATATGCAAGCCCATATGAATATTACAAAATCAAAATTAGTATACAAAAAATATATCACTGTAGATGGAAGATATGAAGATTGCGAACATCGTGCATTTCATATTCAAGCCAGACAAAATAGTGGTGCAAGAATAATGATTTCTCCAGAAATACTTTTTAATTAATAATTACTTTTAAATACTTTTTTTAATTAATAACAAATACTTTTAATACTTTTTTTTAATTAAAAGTATTATATTTTAAATATGATGTAGAAAAAAATACTCTACGATTATAATTATAACCAGCTAAATGTACTATAAATGCTTTATCTGTTAATCCATATTTAGATTTATTCTCAATAGTATTACTGTTTACATCACATTTATTATCCTTATGTAAAGGAAAAATTTGTAAAATTCCATATGGAATTATTATACTATTAACTTTTAATCCATATAAATTTTTATCATACATATATCTAAGAGAACCTTGATCTAAAATATGATATGAATTATTACGTATAATATTTTTATTAGTATACCATTGTTTTAAAATTTCAACACTAATAGGTGATTTTTTTACTATAATAACTCCAGTATTAATATCACATTCATTTACTTTATTTAAATCTGCACTTAAAATAAATAATTTATCCGAATGTTCATTTATTATATTTGTAATTGGTGGACTATCTTTTAAAAATAATGCATCCGCATCTACCCATACAACATAATCAAAAATTTGTAATTGCTCTATCATTAATGGTATTCTCTCCCAATGAGGTTGCATATTTGTTTTTTTAATATTAGATTTAATTATACTGTAACCATATTTATCACAATATATTTTATTAATATTATAATTTACTTCCGCATATTCTTTAATAGAATCATCAAACCACATAACTATACATATATTATTTGTCATAATTATATTATATATTATTATATTTTTTAATTATATAATGATTCATTATTTTATATAATGTTTTTTATTTATATAATGATTCATTGTATTTGCTATAATGTTTTTTTTTATTTATAGAATACATTTTTGTATGATCCGAATTTGAATAAGTGAAATAACTGTAATAATCAATAGAACGATGTAAAATGACATTATTATTTTCAGATCTATACATATTAATTGCTTTTGTAAAAGCATCTGGTCCTGTAACATTTAATATTTTTTGTTTGGTATCTATATTAGTGGTTCCTCCAATTGAAGGTTCATATTTAATTTCAATATAATATGTCATTAAATTAATCATTTTTAACAAATAAGGATGATTTGGCGCAAAAATTAAAACCCATTGTTCATAAGTAGGTGTTGTTCTCCACGTTTCCAATTTTCTAGGTAAATCTAAAACACAAATATCATTTTTATTAAGTAATTTAAAAATAGGATACTTAATAATAGATTTTATATCTAAATAAATTCCTCCTAATTTATATAAAACACAATATCTAAAAAAATCCGCTTTCATTGCTCCATAAACACTATTAATATTATTATATGCATTATATATTTTTTCAGGATAATTTTCTTTAATAAAAGTATTACAATCATTATCATTGTAAAATAGAAATTTACATTCAGGACATCTTTTTTTATTTTCACTAATAACATTTACTATTTCAATAGGTAAATTAGTATTAATAAAAGTTTGATGAATTATATTGGGTATTTTATACCCATTTTGAATGGATTGTAACATATAATATAATAATATTTAAAATATTAATATTCTCTTTCTAATTTATCACTTAAAATAGAATATCTTTGATTTTCTAAACTTTTTTCTAATTGAATCCAAGGAGAAATAAATTGAAGTGCTTCAATTCCTTGTTCACAAAATAAATTTAATAATGCAGGACTAAATCCAGACATCATAGATACATTAAGTTGAGTAGATAATGATGGAAAACCTGAAGTATTTTTCAAATTCCAAAAAAGAATATGAGGCGGATTATATGGTTTTCCACAAATAAGTTTTCCTGCTTCTGCATATTTAATTTTAATTGTTTCATAAACGGTTTTATATTCATTTTTATCAGCACAATCAAATTGCATATCAGATAAAATAACAAAAATCATATCTTTTACATCATCTGAATTCATTTTATTAGTTACAATTGTATTTAATATTAAATCAAAAGCAGCATATAAATTAGTATTTCCTCCCCAATCGGATTTCATAATAATTTCAGTTTGAGAAACAAAATCTTTATATGGTTCTAAATTAACCCAACTAGGAGAATTCGAAAAAGTCATTATTCTTTTACCCAAAATAGATTTTTCGGCAATTCTAATACCAAGAGCAATTGCAACATTCATCGGATCTCCCTCCATTGATCCGGAAACATCTACCATAGCTATCATTTTTCCAAAAGAAGTAGAACAACTTGAATTATCACGCCATTGTGAATTTAATAAATCTGTTTTTATTTTAGTGAATTGATCTTTAGGAGATTTATAAATTATACAAGCTTGTTTAGTAAAATCTGCCATTCCAATTCGTTTTCCTTTTAGTTCAATTTTATAATTAACACTTTTTTTAATATATGTTTCAAAATTAGAAGCACATTTAATTCTATCCATATCATCAATATATCTCGGTTGATGATTTTTTTTAATATTTAAAAATGCATTTTTTTGTTTTGAAAGTGATATAGAAGTTACATTTTTAAAATTGATTTCATCCCAATTTTTACTAGATTGTTTTATTTGCAAAGTATCTAAATATTTATTTAAAGTTGATAATATTTTTCGATATTCAGTTTTACATTTTAAAATTGCTTTACATTGTAATTCAGTAGTAGTAGCAGTTATAATATATTCATTAAAATAATTAGTAGCAATAGCTTCATATATCCATTTAAAAGAAGATTTTTCTCTTGGTATCCATTTTGCTACTAATGAAATATCAATAGAATTTGTTTTATTATTATGTAAATCTGTTTTTAATTGATTATTCATAAGAGAAATACATTTTTGAATTAAAGGATGATCCAGAGATTTATTTTTATTTTTACAATATTCACAAAAATATTTAAGATCTTTCCAAGAACCATATGGAATAGTTAATATATCATATTGTAAAACTAACGTTTCTAGAGCATACAATGATAATACAGGGAAAAAATCATACCATGTATAAATCATCATATACGTTAATGCACATTCTCCTTTTCCATCAATAATATCACGAGTGTGTCCTATCATTTTGTAAAGAATACTCAATAAATACTTTGATTCATCGGATTTATTACGAATTAATTCAGTTAATATTTCAGTTAATTTTTTTTCAAGAGATAGAATACCTAATTTATCACTTCGTATGAGTTGGAAACTCAATTGTAATATTTTTTCTTTAATATCAAAAGACCATTTATATTCTAAATGGTTTTTTTCACCATATTGACAATTGTCGGGACAATTTTCTACAGTAGTCATTATTTGAATAATAATAAATATACTAATTAATCTTTATATCTTTTTTTAATTGTATTTTTTGTTTTTGTATTTTTTGTATGAATTACAGTTTTAATATTTTTTTTAGTTGCATTATCATTATTTTTTTTTACTTCATTTGATTTTTCATTAAATATAAATATAACATCATTTAAATCTTGAAACATATGAATTGTTTTTTCAAATTTAATAGAATCTACATTATTTATTATTGTTAAATAATCTGTATCTATATCATCCTTTAAAAAATTAGAAACATTATTTGTATCTAATGTTATATTATATTTTAATATTGATAATAATGAATATCGGCAATTATTATCATACATATTTTTTTTAAGTATTTCAATTATTTCTTCTCTTAAAATATAATTAGGAGTTGTCATTAAAAAATATTCTTGTTTTATTTTTTGAATTTCATTATTTTTATTTATATAAATAAAATTTAAATTTATATAATATAAATCATCTTTATAATAATCTTTATAGATTTTATCCATTTTATCAAAATTAATTATCCAATCATTATTTAAATTTGATTCAATATTCATAATACTCATAAAAAACTAATATAATATACATTATAATATTTAACTAATTCATATTTAATTTTAATTTTAATTTTAATTTTCTATATCATTTAATTCATCCAATTTATCAAAATAGGTATAATCATAATTCTCAAATTTAAACATTTTCTCCCATTCATCTTCACCCCAATTTTCTATATATTGATTAGTATAATTTTTATATAAATTGTCTAAACTTTGAAATATTTTAAAAAATAAATAATAATCTTCTTCTTTTGGTAAATCATCTTTTGGTAAATCTTCTTCTTTTATTTCTTCTTTTGGTAAATCTTCTTCTTTTATTTCTTCTTTTGGTAAATCATTACTATAAATAATATTTATTATATTCGTATTTGGAGTTGTATTAATTAATATCCATCCTGGTTTTACTATATCTTCTATTTCATTAAGTATTGGTTGAGTTTTTAATTTATCCATAAAACTTAAATTATCATTTGAATTTACTTGATTATTTTTTATTAATATAATATTTTCTAATTCTGGAAAATTATTTAATGATAATAAATTTTTTTTATCTTGTTCTTGTTGTTTTAATTGATTATCTTTATTTTTTAGATCATTATATAAATTATTTTTATTTGAAGTAAATGAAGTAAAATTTCTTGAATTATTACTATAATATTCATTTTTATATTCATTTTTGCTGGATTTTACTTTTTTTGGAATATTTTCATTTAATATAGCAAAACGAGACATATAAAGATTTATTATATTTATTCTATTTATATTTTTAAATATATTGTATTTATATTTAAAAAAAATAATATTACACTTTTTCTCATTTCAAACACCCATTTTATAGATATAATTATAATGAAAAATAAAATATATTTCATTTTGTAAATTGTAATAAGGTATTTGTTTGTTTTTATTATAATGTAAATCATACTGATTTATAAATGTTGAAACTTGTAATAATCCTTTATAAACAGCTAAAAATCCATTATCGTATAAATTATGACAATATCTACACATAAATTCTACAATATTTTTATCATTTTTTTCATTATTATTTAATATACATCTTGGTTTTAGATGTGCTGTTTCTAATAAACATAATGGTAGTTTTTTTTCACAAATTATACACATTTGCGTTTTATTAGTAATTAAATAATTTCTCAATTGTTTTTGTTCTTGTCTAATCTCTCTTAATTCATATTTTATATTATTTTTACTATATTTTTTATAAAATTTAATAATAATTTTTGAATAATAATACTTAAGGTCATTTAATATTACATTACCTTCGTTTGATAATTTATAATTTTTGTTATTAAAAAAAATAAGATTATTTTTAATTAATTTAGTCAATTCAGATTTTATATCATTTATTTCAACTAAATTATCATACCGACACTTTATATAATTATATATATCTATTAGTGTATTGTTATCGTGTAAAATAAAAGAATTAATTATATAATCTTTCATATTATATAATATTTGTAAATTACTTTTAAGTCAAATAAATTATAATGAAACCATAATATTATAACCTCGTTTACCAGGTTTATTATTTACATCAACACCTTTGCTTTTTTCTTCTTTGTAATTTATTTTTTCAAACTCCTCTTTAAATTTTTTCTGCGTTTTCAAACATTTTTTACCATTTATTTTGCACCATGTTTCATATATTTTGAATATATTTTTTAATCCAAATCTTAAGTTTGTTTTTTCCGTTTTTTTACAACACGAATTTGCAAATAGCAATATATCACTATTAATTAATGGTTCTGTTGAAATGTTTGTTTGTATAACATTTTTAATAGGTAGAGGATCTACTATATCTAACGAAATAATTTCTGGTTTATCTTTATCATACAAATATAACCAACCATCAGGAGTTTTCCAATAATATTTTTGTGGTAATTTATTGTCGTCTTCAATAAAATCATCTCCGTCTTCATTTGTATATCCGTGAGTATTATTTTGTTGTTTGTATTCTTCTTTAAGAATTGAATATTTAACTTTATCACCATCAACAATATACGGAGTTTTTTTTATATAATTGTTTGTTTGTTTTGGTAAAATTTTGTTATTTTTTGTGATAGTGATATGTATATTGTCATAACTATCATAAACCAAAATATTATATGTATTTGGTTTACGTTTTGTAATATAATAATTATAAGCCTCATTATGTTCAATTGAATTCTGTATACCATTATATCTATCACTGTTCGCACTTCCTGATTGAATTTGAACTACTCTATCTAACTTAAAATATTGTAGTGAAGGAAATTTATTCAATACAAATTCATTTAATTTTTTTCTATCAAAATCTACAATACTATTTTTAACAATGCACAGAGGAACATCGCTTTCATAATCACCATATTTATCAATAAATTCATAAATATTCATTTCTTGGATTTCATTAATACATACATAATCAACTAATTTAGTTTCTTTACACCATTCATTTATTTCAGTATCATTCATATCATCAATAACAATTAATTTATAACCATTATTTTTGCTGTCATAATGTTTAATTGGTTTTAAATTTTTTCGTTTCTTTGAGACATCAATATACTTCATATATTTACCAAACTTAAAATCTCCATTATCTATTATACTTTCTAATAAATCTTTAATTTCTTCCCAACTCTCACAACCCATAATAAATTTTTCAATTTCTTTTATAAATTTTACATAAAAATTCTGTATCATATCTTGTAATTCAGGAGTCGTCCATAAAGTAAGTTTCATACTCCCATTTTTAAGTTCTAAGTCGTTATATTTCCCTTGTAATCTTAATCGTTGTGAAATGTCAGTGCAGTTTAATGATGCGTGAGACACAAAATACTGGTCTGTTAAATGTAATGAATAATTATCATAATCGTCACTTGTAAAAGAATATCCCCTTTCTCCATATTTACCTGTTATTGTTATAATTGTTTTACATAAAATTTGTGTATCGCTTTTTTCAAATAAAATTCTTAATAATTTATAAACAAATTTTATATTTAATATTTTTGTATTTATATTGAAATAGCAATAATTATTAGATAGTTTTTCAGATTTTTCAGTATCTATAGATGAGCCGTATATTCCTCCTGATTGCCATAATCTTTGACTTGTGGATGATTGTTTTGAGTCCCATTTAGACCAATATTTTATTTCTTTTTCATATTTTTTTGAAAAATATAATCTTAAACAATTTCCATGATATATTACGATAAACAAATTAGGGAAATCTTTGACTATTTTATCTACTAAACAAAATTGATTAGCTCTTATTTTTTCTTCACTAATCAATAACGAATTATATTTAATTGTAGGTCTTTTAAGTAATTCTTCTATTATTTTTTTTATATTAATATTATAATCTTCAACAATATCATAACAAGTTTTTTTTTTATGATTTTCTGTATCTTGATAATCCCACCAAGATTCAACAAGTGTTGTGTTAAAATTTATAGAACTATTAAATAATCCAAAATAATCATTTGACCTTTTCATTTTATGAACTTTTGATATTTTAATTTGTATATCAGTATTGTCGCTTAATCTGGTTGTTATATTATATAACAATGAATGTGCTGTGCCTGTAATATGTAGCGCATATTTTACTTTTTTATATATTTTGGCAATCAATATTTCACACGCGGTAGAATCTTTTTTATCATTATCATTAGTTCTATCATTTGAAGATGTAGGACTCATTAAATCACTTTCATCGACTAATGTGGTTATATTAACAAGTTCATCATTGTAATAAATATACTCACTAAATTTCGTATTTAGTTTTGCTAACTGAGTATGGTTCATTAAACAACAAAATATGTCATTTGAATTGATTGCTTCTTTATTACTTAATTTACTAATAATATCATTACTATTTATATCTTTTAGTTCTGGAAGTTTATAATCTTTCCAATATTCAACATTATTTTCCTGAAAATATTCTTGGAGTTCATTATTAAATTCTTCAAATAAATTTCTAATAAATTGAATATTAAAATTGTAATTTTCTGTTCCAATTATATCATCTTGTAATTGTTTTTGGTCTATTGTCAAATTTCTAAAAATGTATAAAACTGGTCTTTTTAATATATAAACCGAAATCCACATAATTATACACGCTTGAACTCTTTTTCCAAGTTGTATATCTCCCCATAATAATTCTACTATTGATTTTTCATTATCTTCTAAATTAAGTGCATTTAATAAATCTTCTTCAAATGAAGGTAAATTAATGTTTTTTGGGATATGTTTTAATTTTAGTGGATTATTTCCCCAATTATGTCTCTCTAAACTTTCTCCATTTATATATTTACAATTATTTAACATTTTATTTATTATTTTTTCAAGTGGTTTTTTAAATATTTCATTTCTTTTTTTGAAAAACTTATTTATTTTATCTTGTAGATATGTCATTTGTATAATTTATATATTATAAAGGCAATTCTTTAAATCAAATTTTTATTTTATATAAAATATGCCTTGAAAATATATGCCTATCTATTTATATATACCAAAGAATAAAACACGAAAAAATAAGAAGATTTTTTTTTAAATATATTGTATTTATATTTAAAAAAAAATAATATTTAAAAAAAATATTATATTTATAAATTTTTATATTAATATTAAAATATTTTTTTTAAATATTTAAATATTATCAACATCAATATATTCTTCTTCTTCGGCAATAACATTTAATTTATCTTTATTACTTTCTAATAATGCGATATGAGATGCGATTAATTCATGATATTCTTGAGTTGCATCATCCATAAATACAAATCCATCATCTTTTTCAATATCAGTAGAAGAAGATGATCCTGTATTTGTCATATCATTATTAATAAACAAATTCCAATTTATTCCAATTATAGTATTTTTAATTTTCTCTTTATCAGAATCAGAATATACTTCTATAACATCACAATTTAACAATTTAGATTTTATTTCTTTTTCCCATTCTCTTAACCCAACTAATAACCACGTTCCAGATTTTATAAAATTATCTCGTTTTCCTTTCCCTTTAAATTTACCTCTAATATGACAAAGATATTGTTTACCATCTAAATCAACGACGTGACACATTGAACCACCTAACATTTTAGTAGCTTGTGCATATATTTCAGATTCCTCTTGAGAAATCCTTAAACTACTAGTATTTTTAAAAGTGTTTTTACGAGCAAACCCTTTTGATTTATTACCTCCAGTTAGATTTTTCACCATTTTGTTATAATATAATATAGTATTATAATATTTAAATCATTTCAATTTTATTTTAAATAATACAATTGTAAATTATAATACAACCAAATTTTAAAAAATATGTAATTTAATTACTATAATTATTTTATAATTTAAATATATTAATTAAATATATAAATTAATGAGTGTAATTGAAAATAATAATAATAAATTAACTAATCATCCAATTGTTAATAAACCAGATACCAATTTTGTATATACTAATCCAAGCACCGCATTTGAAGGTACTATTAATCCATTAGAGAGAAGAATCACAACAAATGTATTATCTATAGATTCAACTTTTCGTGAAAATTCTAGTATAACCACTTCCAATAATTTTATGTATAAATTACAAAATCCATTATATAAAGTCATTAGTATGAAATTAATATCATTCGAATTACCTCAAACGTGGGATAATATCTCAGATACACTTGAAAATAATACTTTTGTAATTAATTTATCCAATATGATAATTTATCCTGATAGTATTCAAACTATCATTTTACCCAGTGGAAATTATACAAATACACAACTAATAACTAGTATAAATAATTATTTTAATAATATATGTAATGGATTAAATTATTTACAATTTAATATTAATAATATAACAAACAAATGCTCCTTTTATATAGATCCATCTAATAATATTTATGATCCAATTAATAGTTATTATTCTCCTAACTTTTCTTATACTATCGATTTTGTCAATAGTAATTTTGGAAAATATTTAGGTTATAAAAATACGACCTATTCTGCTAATATTTATAATACATATAATGATATTATTACAACTAGTCCTGCTGTATTATATTATGGATATATACAAAGCGAATCTTCTTTATCAATAGAAAATTATATTTTTCTTTATATAGATGATTTTAATAAAAATTTCGATTCTAATACTATCGTCTCTCAAACATATGACTCATTAATTAGTAATAATATATTAGGACGTATTACATTAAATACATTTAATGGACTTTCTAATAATTTAATTATTAATAATAATAATAATAATGGATGTGATTATATATTTAAATTGAGAGAATACTATGGACCTGTAAGAATTCGACAATTACAAATTAAATTATTAAATAAATATGGAAAAGAAATAAATTTATTAAATAATGATTATTCGTTCGCATTAGAATTTAATTTATTACATTCATAATTTTTTTCTTTTTTTCTTTTTTTTTATTATTTACAATTGTAATATTCTAATTTATAAATTAAATTATATAATTATATTTACTTTATATATAATGACAAGACACAACAAACATAAAAAAACACCTAAAATTCGAAAAACAAAAAAACAACCATCTGAATGGAATTTATATACAAGTAGAGTTTTTAAACAAGGCAGATTAAAAAATAAAAATTATTCTTTTAAACAAGCTTTAATTGATGCAGGAAAAACTTATAAAAAAAAAGGAGGGACAACGAGAAGAAATCAATAAAACAAAATTAAATATGAAATAATTTAGGCAATTTATTCGTTTGTATTTTATTTACAAAATCCCAATCTTTCACTTTATTAAAAAGTTCATTATATGTTTCTAATAAATTGTGTAAACTATTCCTTTTAGAAGGATCCGGATTTATATTTTTAGATAATTCATTTATAATTTTACGAAAAAAATCTTCATCAAGAGAGAATAATTTTAAAATATTTCCAATATAATGTAAATAAATTATACTTAAACTATATACATCCCATTTATCATTATATTTTAAAATATCTGTGATTATATCTGTTTTTGATTTATTAATATATTTTTTTAAAAAATCTATACAATATTTTTTATATGTTTCTTTAAAATTTTCTGAAAAAAGATTTAAAATTGTTAAATTTTGTATAAAAACTTCAGTTATTTCTTCAATAAATGAATATGAAATAGTAAATATGTTATTTTCAATAAAATAAAATAATATATGAATTTCTAATGGTTTATATGTATAATTATTTATTTTTTTTATAATATTAGTTATATATTCAACTGATAATTTCGAAATTTGTAAACTTGAATGAAAATTAGATAACATCGGTTTTTCTCCATAATCTATATTAAATTTTATATTTTCAGGAGATAAATTAAAATAACAAATATTATTCGAATTCAATTTTATTAGACTTTTTAATATATATATAAATGAATCTATTATATGAAAAATAAAAAATTTGGCATTATATAAATTAAATAAAAAAGTATTTAAATCTATTAACTCATTTTTATTATATTTTATTATTAAATATTTTATATCATTTATTAATTGGAATTTTTCAATTGTTGTTTCATTTAATTGACTAATATTTACAAAATCATAATTCTCTATTATTAAATAATTTGTATAATAATTATCTATATTTTTTATTATATTACTTATATTTATTTCATTTATACTAGAAAAATCATATTTTATAATTGTTGAATACATTTCTATGTTTTTGTTTTTATTTTTAGTTTTATTCTCATATTTTAAAATATGTTTATTTATATTACTTATTTCTATATTTGATATCATTCTTTATTTTAATTTATTTCTTTATATTTAATAATAAGAAATATCTATTATTATATGTTTTTTTTATTTTTTTTTGTATTTCAATAGGATCTTTAAAACCATTTTTACACATTGTATTTACTTCTTCTTTTAATAAATCTATATTTTTATTACAAAAATCATTAAATCTTTCAGAAGGTTTATAATTTATTTTATTTATATCTTTTATATCTTTATCCATCGCATCTAACAACACTTTTTGAACATTCGTATAACTTCTTCTTTGGGTTGGAGCACTTTTTTCTGTACTCTTTTTTCTAAAATAATATTTTGAAGATTTAAACATTTTATCTAAAATATTTTTATTATAACCTAAATTTAATAAATAATTCGTTTCATTTAAAACTATATCTTTATTCATTTCTAACCATTCATTCCAAGCTTCTTTAAATACTTTTCTATCATCATATTGATGAATTTTAGAAAATTTATATAATTCATCAATAAATTCTTGTGTAAATTTATATCTATAAATATTTTTATTTACACGATCTACCTCCTCCTCATCATTTATTATCTCTTTATTTATTATATCCTCATTTATTAACATCTCCTCATTCATTTTAAAAACAACCTTTTTGACAATTGACATTTCAATTACTTAATATTTATTATTATTACTAATAATAAGTTTTTAATTTCAATTTTATTTTTAATTATTATTTAAATTGATAATCTTTCATAAAATTCTTTTACTTTTTTATTTATACATATTTTACTCGCATCAAATGAAGTTAAATATAAACCATCTAAACTTTTTACTCTTGAAAGTGCTACATAAGTTTGTCCACATTCAAATATTTCACTTCCTACATCAATTTCCGCAGCATCCATCGTGGCACCTTGAGATTTATGAATTGTTAAAGCCCACGCTAAAATAATAGGCACTTGTGAAACACCTATACCAGGAATTTTATCACTTATCCAATTATGACGTGTCATTATTCTTTCTATACCATTGTTAAATTTAACACAAGGATAACCTGTAATTTCACAAAAATTTGTTACAATACCTTGACTACCATTACATAATTCAACTTCTAAATCAGTTTGAATATTAATTATACACATCACTTGAGAACCTATCTTTAATTTTATCTCTTTATCACATATTAAATTGTTTGCTAAAAAATCTAATTCAAAATCTTTTTCTTTTTGTGAAAATATTGATTGTTTCTCTCTATCTTGTCTAGATAATTCTATTTCTTTTATATATTTTATTTTATATTCTCTTTCTTCACCTAATAATAAAGACATCTTTTTCTTATTTATATTTTCTACTTTACTACGTGTCGGTAATAATTTTGTCGGTTCAACTATTAAATCGTCATTCAATGGTCTACCTACATATCCTAATAATAAATTATTCGTTTTACGCTTAATTTTACCTTGACGTATTTGATTTAAAATATTACAATACATTTCATCTTTTTGTCTAAATATTTTTATTAACTGTATTTGATTCTCATTATGAAATGTGGTATTCCAATCAATACTTTCAAAACAATAACATTGAGTTTCTAAATCATCTTTATCTCCTACTGGAGGTAATTGGTAAAAATCTCCTAAAAATATAAGTTGAATTCCTCCAAATGGTCTTGGATTTCTTCTTATTATTTTTCCGATTTGATTTAAAATATTAAATAATTTTAAAGAAAGCATACTTATCTCATCCACAACTAAAATTTCTATTTCTCTCCATAAAGCTTTTGTAAATTTATTTTTATTTATTTTCGCAACTAAATATTCTATTGTACCATTTCCTAATCCTATTCCTGCCCAAGAATGTAACGTTTTCGCTTTACAATCTAATAAAACTGCGGCACATCCTGTCAACGCACAAACTTGAATATTTTTTAATTTATTATGAGCATCTTCATTTATTATTTTTATTAAAGCTGATTTACCTGACCCTCCTGGACCTGTAATAAATATGTTTTGTTTGTCAACATATTTATTAAACGCAAATTGTTGTTCTTTAGATAGTTCCATTATAGTATTTAATGAATTGTATTTAATACAATTTATTAATCAATTTTTTATTTTTATTTTTATTTTTATTTTATATAATCATATATCTTTATGAAAATATAACTATTAATAAATTTATTATTACCATTACTAATGTTCCGCTACTTAAATTAGTTGTAATTAAATTAGATTGTGGAACTAAAAATTGACATAATTTGAAAAAGTATTAATACCAGTGAATTGTTGATTTAAATTTAAATAAGCGATCTCTTGATCAGGTAATAACCCAGAGGTCCAGTTGATCCCATTACTCCAGTAAAATCTCTATTACCTTGTATTCCTTGTATTCCTTGTGGTCCTATTCTCCACCTAAAGAACAACAACTTTTAGACCCTAAATATTGTTCATAATTTACTGACATATATACACAATTAATAATATTTAATATTATTATTTTTTTCTTAATTCAAATATTTTATTTAAATGTGTTATAATTGAAAGATAAATTTATAGAATATAATTTTAATATTTAATATAATAATATCTTAAATAAATTTATATTATATAATATATGAACTTTGATTTAAATATTAACAATTATACAAAAGATGAATTAATAGATATGTTTGAATTACCATCTAATTATAATACATTTATTTTTGAAAATAAAGAAAATAAATTAAGAAATAATATTATTAATAATAAAAATATAGATAAAGAAACAAAATTGAAAACTTTACAATTTATAGTAAAAGCCAAAAATAGAATTTTAAATAATTCTGCAGAAGATAAAAATGAGGTAGATTCATTAAAAGAAAAAATAGATAAATTATATAATAATAATAATAAACTACAATCATCAGAAATAGAAAACATACAAGAACATATGGTTCAAACAAGAGAGAATATAAAAACTCCTTATGTGAATTCTTATCCAAGTGAATTTTTTGCAGGAGTAATAAATCCACTAAAAAAAAGAACTATAATAAAAAATTTAAATATTGATACTAAATTTAGAGAGAATTATTTTAATTCTGCTTCAACCAATTTTAATTTTAGTTTACCAATTAACATGAACAATGTTTTACAAATGCGTTTAGTATCGATTGAATTGCCAAATACTTATTATGTAGTATCTAAACAATATGGAAATAATTATTTTACTATAATAGTGAATGAATCAACTACTGTAATTAATATTCCAGATGGAAATTATGATAATACTTCTATTATGACATGTATAAATAATCAATTATTGTTAGCAGGTTCTCCTTTTAACAATGTGAATTTTGTGATTAATTTAACAAATTCAACAACAGGAAGTTGTCAAACATTAGTTGGATTTACTAATATAAATGATAATAATACAAATATTTCACTTAATTTTCAAGCAGATATTAATGGACTGAGTGATTTAAATACGCCATTACCATTAAAATTTGGATGGTTTCTTGGTTTTAGAAATGGTATTTATAACAATAATTTAAATTATGTATCAGAAGGTTGTGTTGATATTAGTGGTCCTAAATACATTTTTTTAGTTGTGGATGATTATAATAATAATGTAAATAATAATTTTATTTGTGCTTATAATTCATCAATATTAAATAAAAATATATTAGCACGTATATCAACTCAATTAAATACATTTAACGCATTTAATGTTACAGAACAAAATAATTTAAATATTATAACAACTCCTCGTGAATATTTTGGTCCAGTGAATATTCAATCTATGAATATTCAATTATTAGATGAATATGGTAGAGTGATTGATTTAAATAATATGGATTATAGTTTTTGTATAAATCTTACTACTGTATATGATATTTAAGTATTTAAGTATTTGAAATATTTATTTAATAAAATAAATAAATATTTCATTTCTATAATTGTATTTTATGATGTATGATTTTAAAACTCACCTGTAAGATTATATTTTGTCCAAGAAGATGGTTTTTGTTTTTTTTTACCATCATATACAACTGCATATAATTTTTCAACTAATAATTGATTTAAATTTACATTATCAATATATACATCTGCTAAAATACGTCCATACTTTTCAGATTTTATATTTTTTAATTCTACATATTTATTTAAAGTCAAATTAGATACAAAATCTCGCGCTTTTTTTGCAGATTCTTTTTCTTCTAATGAAATATTTTTACCTTTCATTTCTGGTGTATCAATTCCATTTAATCTTACATGTAATCTATATAATGGAGACTTTTCATATGGTAATTTAGAAGCAATTGTTATAGTATCTCCATCATATACTTTAATTACTTTTCCACCAACTATAGGAAAAGTAAATTCAATTGTATTTTCCCATTTTATATTTGAATCTTGTTTTTCTTCTTCCATTAATTAATTAATTTAATACAAATGAATTTTTTAAATTGATTTATTAAATTATATCTTTTTCTTTTTATGTTTCTTTGTTATATTTATTATTTTCATTCTCTTTATTCTATTCCTTTTTTTACTTTTACCACCTTTTGTTACCATTGAAATCGCACTTAATGATGTCGCAACTGGTTTTGATGATGATGATACACTTTCTTCATCCTCTGGATATAATAATTTAAACATTTCTTCAATTTTAATCAATTTTTCATCTGTATCTATACATTTTTTACAAGTTCCATAATCAATCATATATATTTTATGAGTTGAGTCATTATAATAAAAATGAACATAAGGATCTAAAGTATTATATATTCCTGTTTGTGTTACTAAATCTGTAATAAATTTATATAATTGAAGTTTTAACTGTTGTTTTAAATGAGGATTCATTATTATTATTTCCCATCCATCTTCATCTTCACTATAACTTAATAAATAATCCATTACAATAAAATAAAAAGGTTTATTTAAAAATATGGATTTATATTCTGAACTAGGTTCTACATAACCGTGTAAATAAATTATAGGAGCCATATCCATTCTACTTACTTCTGATTGTAATCCAACTTCATTCATACAATTCTCTATAAATTCACCTTGAGTTGCAAAATCACTTTGAAATATTATTTTAACTAATTTTGTTTTTGTTGTATTTACATAAGTTTTTGAAGTAGCACCACCTCCTAATAAAGTATATTGATCTTCTCCATTTAAATTTATTCCACCACATTCTCCATATACCCATTTCCATTTAGATTTATTAAAACAAATTGTTTCTGGAAACAATTTTGTTTTTTTTAAAACATATTCAGCCATATATTATAATGTTATAAATTTATTACTTATAATATTAATATACTTTATATGGCAAATTCATTTAATATTACTTCGTGTAATAAAACTTTTAAAGTATTTACTAATAATCAAAATGCAAGTGATTATACATATAATAAAAAATCTAATGTTTTATTTTGTAAAAAAAAAGTTAATGATATTAACAAATCTAATTTATATATTAATTTAATTACAAATTTAAATTTATTAGATGTTCCTGTTATTCAAAATTATACAAATAATAATATTCCTACAACTATTAATAATACACCAAATTTAATACCTTATATAAATTATAATATAGACCCTTGTGGTAATTTATTTGGAAATACTATTTGTGGTGCTAATAATTATTTAGATTATTTAGTATATAATTCTAATAATACTAATATTAATACTGATACCAATAACATATAATATTTATTATATTATATATCATATTTTGTATATTAATATATAAAAATCCTACTATAATCAATACATAAAAAGAATTATCATTCTTTTTTAAATTATTTTCATTTTCTTCATCATCATTATATTCAACCATATTATTATAATAAGGAACTTTATATTTTATACGAATCAATTCTTCATTATTTGAACAATTGAATGAAGTATTTTCTAAATCTATAAAATATCCCCATTCATCATTTTCAGTTTGTTTTTTTTTGAATATATTGTAAAAATACAACAACATTATTTAACTTATATTATAATTTATATAATTTATAATTTTATTCATTTTTATTTAAATTAATAATAATTTTTATTTTATCTTTCTTTCTTTTATTATTTAAATAAAAACAATTAATAATTTAGAAAGAAAAATTATCTTTTAACTTTCATTTTTATAAGTTTCTTATTTGCTTTTTTTGATATAGTATGATGTTTATATTGACGTGCTCTAATGTAAGCAGAATATACCCCCTTTGAACTTATTTTACATGTTTTTTTTTTACAAATTGGAAATGATTTATTTTCACCTAAAAAACACTTTTTACCACATTTATTTAACATTATAGTTTTTTCTCGATAACCGGGTTTTTCATTCTTCCATCCTTTTGTTGCAATTCCTCGTTGTCCTCCTTTATATGTTTTACTCATTATATTATAATATATTTAAAGAAAATATATATGAATATAGATATTACAAATAATAATATGGAAAATACAAATACAACTGATAATATAATAGATAATATCGAAATTAATCAACAATATGATTTATCTGTTAAATTAAGTCATACTAATCATCAGTTTTTAGATGATTATGATAATATTAATGAACTTAATTATGTAAATAATGAACTTAATGTAAATGATGAACTTAATAATGAAAACAATTTTCAACTCAATGATGATGATGAGGATGATGATTATGATCATCTACATAAAATCATTGATGTAAATAAATTATTATCTAATAATAAAGATTTATCAAATAATATAATGAAATTAAATAATAATAATACAATTATTACATTTAAAAAATTTACTTATAAAGAAGTTGAAAAAGAAATTAATGAAAATTATTTCTCAGAAAATGAATATCATTCTAGTGCTCTTGATATATTAGCCACTTATTTAAAAGGACAAAAAATTATTTATATGGAATCTAAAGCATATTGTGAATATAGATTAAATTCAATTATGATGCCTGCTATATTATTATCTACAGGAGCAACCGTTTTATCATCCATTGTTAAAGATTATTTTTGGGGTTCTTATTTAATAGCTTGTGTTAATGGAATAATCGCTTTTTTATTAGCTCTTGTAAATTATTTAAAATTAGATGCAGCTTCTGAAGCACATAAAATATCATCTCATCAATATGATAAATTACAAACATCTATTGAATTTTTATCCGGAACTACCCTATTATTCAATAAAGATAATACTGATAAAAGTTTAATTAAAACAAAAATTGATGATATTGAAAAAAAAATTAATGAAATTAAAGAAACCAATCATTTTATTATTCCAAAAGATATTCGAATACGTTATTCTATCATTTATAATACTAATGTATTTTTAATTATTAAAAAATTAGAAGATATACGAAAACGTAAAATTAATTCATTAAAAGAAATCAAAAATCAAAAAAATTATTTAATTGCTGTTTTAAAATCTAAAAAAAATAAAAATAAAAAATATTCTACTATATCTAATTTAGAACTCGAAATTTCTAAAGCTCAAAAAGAAAAAGATAAACATATCACTAATTTATTAATTTTAAAATCCGCTTTTTCTATTATTGATGATATGTTTGTTAAAGAAATCGAAAATGCTGAAAAAAATAAAAAATTAATATTTAGAAGATGGATTTTATGTGGTTATAATTTAGATTCTCAAATTACGGATCCACGAAAATTAAGCACTTTTATTGAAGATATTATGGATCCCTATGGTAGTCAAGATAAATATTTAAAACAATCTAAAGAGATTGAAAAACAACATATTAAATATAATTTACATTTACATGATGCTAAATTTAATAAATTAATTAATAAATTTGATAAAACTAATCAATTATTAAATAATAATATTCATTTAACTAATCAATTGTTTGATACACTTGAAAAAGGCAACTTATCTAAAAATAATATATTTTCTTTAAATAAATTCCCTAATGTTATCAAATTATTCGATTATAAAATAAATACATCTCATAATGATAAAAATGATAAAAATGATAAAAATTTAAATAATGAAGATAAAAATAGTAAAAATTCAGATTCTTCTAATTCTTTAATGGATTTTGATATTGTTTCTAATAGTTAATTTATAAAAAAAATGAATACTACTTAAATATATATTATTATTATATTTAATATTTACAACAGAATGAACAACGACAACAGATACGTTTTTACAACAATTATTGATCCTAGTGGTAACATCATTTTTATTCAAGATAATAATATTATTCCTAATCAAGATAATAATATTATTCATCAGGAGGAAGATGAAGCTAATAATAATATTATTCATCAGGAAGAAATTGAAGTTCCTCGTTGGTTTATTGATAGATTCCCTACTACTATTACTATAAATGATGTTGAATATTATACTATGAATGATACTGAAGGACTTACTTCAGAAAGTATTTATACTCCTCCTCCTCCTCCTCCTATTACTGTTACTTGCGATTTTATAAATATTAATAAAGAAGAAGAAAAATATAATGAATGTTGTATTTGTATGGAAGTACTTGATACTACAGAATTCTGTTTACTTAATTGTAATCATTTATTTTGTGGTAATTGTCTTAAAAATTTAATTAAAAGTAACATTAATACAAGAAAAAATACTATTTGTCCTTTATGTAGAATAACTATTACAAATATTACAACACAAACCACACATTTACATCATATAATCAACGAACAATGCATTTAATTAATTTAGATAAAAATAAATTCAGTTTATTAATTAAATCTCATCATTCTAACTGGAGTACTTGCTTTTATATTTCCAGTATTTGTAAATATTAATTTCTTTGATTTAATTTGAGAAATTCTATTCTTTTCTTTTATATTTTTTATTTTATCTTCTAATAACATTCTTTTATATTCTTCCATTGATCGAGGTACTCTTATTTCTGGTATTGATTCACCTGGATTTTTATAATCTTTAAAATATTTATTATAAATATAACTATGTTTTACAACTGGTTCTACAGATTCTTCTTTTGTTTTTTGTGAAAAACTAGAATTATTCATTCTTCTAATACTCTGAAATTTTCCATTTGTTGAATATACTTCTGATTCTTGGTTTATCAAATCATTATTTTGTAGTGGAGATATAAATTGTAATACACCAGCATTATTTACTACTAAATTCATATTTAATAATATATCATCAAATGACACTTTCTTTTTTATAGGCTGAACTTTTACTTGAGACTCCCAATACTTTTCATTATTTGTATTATTTGTATTATCTGTATTATCTAATTCAACATATTTTAATTCCATATTTTATATATTTATTTTATTTAATATATATAAATGTCAAATACTTATTTTAAAAATAAAGGATTTTCACAATCTTTTATTTATGATAGTCAAAATAAACAACATCCTACTAACTTTAATCAAGTAAAGTGGGATTCTAATTTTAATGGAGATATTGGAAATCTCTCTCTAGATATTAATAAAAATGGAAATATTCAGCATTCCAATTTAAAATTAGATAAAAATAATTTTTATAATAATCAATTTTGGGATAAAATATTAAATCCTAAAACTGATACTTTATCTATTGATAAAAGACTTCAACACGATTTTAATACACGTCCACCATTATTACCATTACCTTTATCATATATGAATAAATCTAACTATCAAACTAAAAATAAAACTAATAAAAAATATTTGACAAAATATAAATCTTACTCTAACTTAAACAATATTTCTAAATCTAAATCTAAATCTAAATCTAAATCTAAACCAAATAATATTTCTAAATCTAATTCTAAATATTTAACTATCCAATAAACTCTAAATCATTTTACAATCTTTCACATCTTTCACATTTTTTTCATTCATTTGTTGTGTACTATAATATTTTGAAGCATACACTAATATATTTTTTTCATCATCATAAATCGATTCTAAATATAATTCCTTCTTATTTTTTATTAAATTTATAAATTTAGATAAATTCATATTTGTAATATCAAAATTACACGTTATTATACAATGATTACGAATCATTTTTGATGATGAATTATATTCGTAATCTTCATAACAAGAAATACAACCATATTCATATGCTTTATTTTTTACCATTTCTTGTAAATTACATACATTACTATTCTTAAGCAAATTAAATGAAATTTCTATATTATAACCCATTATATACAATTCTTATAAGTTATTTAATACAAAAATTTAATAACTTATTTATATATGTCATTTAGACAATTCGGAGGAACGACTTTTGCTGCTAAAAATAATATTGTTAGCAATAAATATAATACATCCAATAATTTATTAGTCACTCAAAATGTAGGACAACCCAATTCTTTTATTAATTTCGAAAGTGATATTAGTGCTAATTTTTTAAGTACTCAATTTTGGAATAGTTATAATAATACTAATGACATTATTAATAATAATTCGGGTAATGTAAAAATTTTTAATAATTTAGATGTTAGTGGTAATATAGATATTAGTGGTAATATTACTTTTTATGATATAAGTAATAATAATAATTATTTTGGTTCAATTGAAGAAAATTCAACTATTATAGATGTTTCTGGATCTTATCCAGGTGGATTAATCATTAGTGATAAACATACAATTAATTTAGTTGCAACTTATGTTTTAGTTAATGGTAGTCCTATAGGAACTGGAGGAGGAGGAGGAGATGTTTATCTTTATGGTGGATTAAATGGTAGTCCTCAAACATTTTATGGATATAACGCATTTTTAAATAATATAGATATTAGTGGTAATATTGTTTTTTCTACTGGTAGTAGTGGGATTACGTTTAATGATGGTTCACAATTATTATCATCAACATATATTGTTTTTGTTAATGCATCTAATACATTTATATCATCTCAAACTTTTAGTGATACTGTAACTTTTAGTGGTAATACTGTAACTTTTAGTGGTAATACTGCTGTAACTTTTAGTGATACTGTAACTTTTAGTAATAATAATACATCGACAGATATTGTTTTTGTTAATGCTAATCAAACATTTACGAATAATAATACTTTTAATAAATCTATTATTTGTTCTACTAGTGATAGTGGGATTACGTTTAATGATAATTCAATTTTATCATCAGCAAATGATATTGCTTTTGTTAATAATGGATCAAGTAGTAGTCCTCAAATATTTACTGGATATAATGAATTTGAATATGATGTAAGTTTTAACAGTAATTTAGATGTTAATGGTAATATTTCTTTTTCGAATACTACATCTGGTGGTACTATTATTTTTTCTAGTGGTAACACTATAAATGGTGTTTATGATGAAAGTACTAAATATGGGTTGAGTATTACTAGTGGTGGCACTACTAGTGGTAATTTAAACATAGATTATTCAGGTTTGTCAATTTACCTTAACGCAACAAATATACAGTTGGAAACTAGTGTTGCTAATGGTATTTTAAATATAATTGGTAATGTAAATATTTCAAATAGTATAGATATGAGTGGTGGTATTACTTTTAATGATATAAATAGTAATCATGATTATGTTGGTTCAATTGAAGAAAATTCAGTTGCTATAGGAATATATTCAGGTGGATTAATCATTAGTGATAATCATACAATTAATTTAGTTGCAACTAATGTATTAGTTAATGGTATTCCTATTGGCGGAGGAGGCACTCAATATTGGGATAGTAATTCGAATGGTATTATTAATAATAATAGTAGTGGTAATGTAGATGTTAGTAATAATTTAACTGTTAATGGTAATGTAAATATTTCAAATAGTATAGATATGAGTGGTGGTATTACTTTTAATGATATAAATAGTAATCATGATTATGTTGGTTCAATTGAAGAAAATTCAGTTGCTATAGGAATATATTCAGGTGGATTAATCATTAGTGATAATCATACAATTAATTTAGTTGCAACTAATGTATTAGTTAATGGTATTCCTATTGGCGGAGGAGGCACTCAATATTGGGATAGTAATTCGAATGGTATTATTAATAATAATAGTAGTGGTAATGTAGATGTTAGTAATAATTTAACTGTTAATGGTACAATAAATAATTCATATCTATATCTAGATACTACTAATTTTAATTTGTCGATTGGATCATCCATTACTGATAGTAATAGTGGTTATAATACAGTAGTTGGTTATGAAGCATTAAATGCAACTAATACTGGTTATAATACAGCCGTTGGTTATCAAGCATTAAATATAAATACTAATACTACTAATACAGCAATTGGTTGTGGAGCAGGTAGTAATGATGTCAATGGTTCTCATAATACATATTTAGGAGGAGGGACTGATGCTAGTGGAGGACCTTATACTTATTCTACTGCAATTGGCTCAACTGCTTTAATTACTGAATCAAATCAAATTATGATGGGTACATCATCAATTAATGTTTATATTCCTGGTACAATAAATAGTTTATATCTAAATACTTATAATAGTACTAGTAATAATATAATTATTGGACCATCCGCTTATACTGGTACTGGTACTGATAATACCGTATTTGGTAATAATGGTGGTGGTGGTACTTTTAATACAGTATTTGGTAACGCTTTAAATGCTAATATTACTGGTTATGGTAATACAGCAATTGGTTATGGAGCATTAAATGTTAATACTGGTAGTGGTAGTGCTACTTATTATGCTGGTTATAATACAGTAATTGGTTATAATGCATTAACTCAGAATACTAGCGGTGGTTATAATACAGCAATTGGTTATTTAGCGGGTACTAATGATATTGACGGTAGTTGTAATACATATTTGGGAGCGGTTACAGGTGAAACTAGTAATAGTTTTAATTATTCTACTGCGATTGGTTATTCTGCTACAATTACTGCATCTAATCAAATTATGATGGGTGGATCAAATGGTTCTGTTAATCCTTATCCAACTGTTTATATTCCTGGTAATTTGACTGTTAGTACTACAATAAATAGTTTATATCTAAATTATGATACTTCTAATAATTTGACGATTATATCTCCCAATAATACTACTATTTATGGTGCAGATAATACAGCAATTGGTCATAATTCAATGCCATCGATTACAAGTGGTAATGATAATACAGCAATTGGTAGTGGGGCAATGTATTCAATTGTAGATGGTGTTTCTAATACAGCAATTGGTTATCGAGCATTATATAAGGATACTAATTCTTATAATACAGCAATTGGTTATCAAACATTATATACAAATGTGGATGGTAGTTGTAATACAGCCATTGGTGGTCAAGCATTATTTAATAATATTTCTACTAATGGTGTTGGTAGTAATACAGCAATTGGTTATAATTCTGGTTATAATGATAAATATGGTTATAATAATACATATATTGGTTATAATACAGGACCAACATCATCAACAACATATAATAATTCCACTGCGATTGGTACTAATGCTATAATTACTGCATCAGATCAAATTGTATTGGGTGGTTTGGATAGTGATAATTCTCTTTATCCAACTGTTTATATTCCTGGTAATATACAACTGAATTCAACTGATTTTATATATGGTACGGGTGGAAGTATTACTAGTACTACTAGTCAAACTATAAATTATACTTCATTAATTGGTAATACTGGTTCTTCTACTGGTAGTTTATGTATAAATTATTCAGGTAATACTGTCAGTATTAATTCATCTTATTTTAATATCTATGCTCCTTACGGTACATCAGTTTATGGTAATATGGTTGTTCAAGGTACTGTAACTGCTTCAAATTTTCCATCATCGTCAGATTATCGAATAAAAACGAATGTAATATCTTTAAGTGATTCATTTACGGTTGATAATTTAAATCCAGTAACTTATTTTAATTTAAATACAAAAAAACAAGATATAGGTTTAATAGCACACGAATTGCAAGAATGGTATCCTGTTTTGGTTAATGGAGAAAAAGATGGAGATACTATGCAAAGTGTGAATTATACAGGATTAATTCCAGTTTTAATAAAAGAAATTCAAGAATTAAAAAATGATATTAAAAAAATTAAAGAAGAATTCTCTTTTTTTAAAAATAATAAAATTGAAATTAAATCATAATAAATACATTATTATATTATTATTATGATTATGTCAAAGACAAATACACCTTCATTAAATACTGTGTTGGCGATTAGAAATTTACACGAACGTGATAACCATATTCAATTTTTTGAAAAAGAACATACATATTTAATTACGGATGACATAGAACATAAATATACTTCAGTTACTAATTGGAATTCTACACAGTTTGAAATTTTTGATGCAGATAAAATAATACAAAATATGATGAATGGAAAAAAATGGAAAAAAGGACATAAATATTGGAATTTAACTCCAGAACAAATTAAAAATCAATGGGATACTAATAAAAATACAGTTACTGAGTTAGGAACTAATTTACATTATGAAATAGAATGTTTTTTAAATAATACTGATTTAAAAATAAATTATACTAATACTGATTTATATAATTATTATATGACAGCACAAAAATCAATTCATAATCATAATCCATCCATCGAATGGACTTATTTTATTAATTTTATTAAAGATTTTCCTACTCTAAAACCATTTAGAACTGAATGGAGAATTTATGATGAACGTATTAAAATAGCTGGAACTATAGATGTCATATATGAAAATCCAGATCAAACATATTCTATTTATGATTGGAAAAGAAGCAAAAATATTACTCGAATTAATGATTATAATAAATTTTCAATTTCGCCATTAATTTGTCATATTCCTGATTCTAATTTTTGGCATTATGCATTGCAACTTAATATTTATAAAACTATACTTGAACAAAATTATAATATAAAAATAAAAGAATTATTTTTAGTTAGACTTCATCCTAATTCAAGCAATTATGAATTAATACTTTTACCAAATTTAACTGTAGAAATGAATGATTTATTTAGTGAAAAAATATCCATTATTGACAATTGATAAAACTATAAAAATACAACTATTTAAACTATTTAAACTATTTAAACTATTTAAACTATTTAAACTATTTAAACTATTTAAAGTAATTATACAATTAATATTAATATATGGAAACTGAATTCATCTTTTTAACAGTATTTACAATTTGGTATTTAATAAATTATAAACCTACCTATACTGTTTTTTTATTTTTTATTAAACTGTATTATTCATTAAAACAATTCAGTTATTATTTTATTAATATTATATTTTTAAAATGTTGTGCGGATAATTCTTTAAATATTGTAAATGATGAAATATCATTAATACTTCCTAAATATGAAGACAAATATTTAAATGAAATTATAAACCTTACTAAAACACCTGTTGATATGAATAAACTCAATAATTGTTTTGTTATTGAATATACGCCTTTGGGAAATGTATTGATGATGTATGATTCATGTTGTGAATCATTCAAATATTATAGTGATAATGCTATACCATACAGATATTTAGAAACAGTTGCCAGAAAATTTGTTAAAATGTTTAATTGTAAAATTATATTTATAGATATGCAAGAAGAACTTCAATTAGCACAACTTAAATGGGATATTCAACAACAACAAGTATTAATTCATAATCAACTACCTATTCAAAATAATAAATCTATTTTTACTAAATTCAAAAATTATAATAAAGTTAATCTTCCATCTACATCACACAATAATATTCAACATAATATTCCATCTTCTTCTACATCATCCAATAATATTCAACATAATATTCAAAGCAAACAATTAATTATATCTACTACTGATACAGATTCAAAAATAGTTAAAGATAAATCGAATAGATTTACTTATGCTGGTAAAATGTGTAATTTCAGTTTTTTAAAAAAAACGGATCGAAAAACTGTAGATAAAAAATATGCAATGACATTTTCAGATTTTAAAAATTTAAAAAATTAACAAATTTAAAATAAATATTTTAGTAATATAGATTATAGTAATTTTTAAATATAAATTATTATATATGAATAGTAGAATAACAATTAAAAATAAAATTAAAAATAAAATTAAAAGTAAAAGTAAAAGTAAAAAACTAAAAGGAGGAGCAGAAGAAGTAGAAAAAGGATACGTAAAATCCGCAGCTGCTGCAATTAATAATAAAACTGCTGCAACTGCTCCTCCTGTTACTGCTCCTCCTGCTGATGCTCCTCCTGCTACTGCTCCTCCTGCTGCTCCTCCTGATGCTCCTCCTGATGCTCCTCCTGCTACTGCTCCTCCTGCTACTGCTCCTCTTGATGCTCCTCCTGTAACTGATGCTTCTGGTAATGATGCTTCTGGTAATGATGCTACTGATGTTTCTGGTAATGATTCTTCTTCTTCTCCTCCTACAAAACAAAAATGTTTTTTTACTGTAGTAAAAGATACAACACTACCTTATGTAAAAGTTATTGCAGACTATGCTACAGATAAAGGTAGTAGATTAATATTAGGAAGTAATAATAAAACAAAAAAATCAGAGGATACAGGAGGAATTGGTGGTATTATAAAAAAAACGGCAGCTATTACTATAAGTAATTTTAATGATTTTTTAGAATCTCCTTCATTTCAACAAACATTGTCAGAAACAGTAAATAAAACAAATCAAATTACACAAAAATTTTTAGAAGAAACTAACGCAAAACTTAATACACAACAAAATCAAGACAATTTTACAAATTATGTTAAAAATATAGCTAAATATTCAGATATAGCAGCAAAGAAATTAAATAAACCAGTTGATAACTTACTTGAAACAATGCATAATAGTGTTTTTGATGTAGCAAAATCTATCGCTGTAGGAGTTGTTAAAACAGCAGTATCTGCTGCAACTGCTGTTCCTGGAGTAGGAACAGTTTTAGCAATTCCAAAAATAACAGATAGTGTGGCAAATATTGCATATAGTGGTTTTAAAGCAACAGCAAATACCACAGCTGCGGTTGCTAATTTATCTAAAAAAATGTCTGAAGTTGGTGATAGTAGTAGTGGTGATGGTGATAGTGGTGATGGTAATGGTGATAGTGGTGATGGTGATGGTGATAGTGGTGATAGTAGTAGTAGTAGCAGTAGTAGTAATGGGACTAATGGTAAAAAATCAGAATCAGGAGAAACCAAAGAAGTACCAAAAGAAATCAAGGAAGTTACTAACTATACAATACAAAAAGGTGGAACTCAAATATATAATTTACAAAAAGCAGGAAATAAAATTATGAATAGATTACACAAATCTATTCATTCTTTTCATTATCCATTAAAAAATAAAACTAAAGAAAAATATTTTTACTCAAATAAAAAAAATAATTATATAAATAATACAAATACAAGAAAACACGTACGTTTTACTATTTAGTTTTTGATTTTAACCAATCATTAAATCCATTACTTTTATAAATATTATAAGAATTACCTAAATTAGTAAAAGCTATTTTATATGCTATTTTATTATATTCATCCATCTCATTTAAATAATTAAAAATGTCTTCTTGTTTTTCTATCGAATAACTAGTTATTAAATCAGAAATGGGTAAATTCAATAATTCAAAATTAATATTTTTTGACATTTTGTATGTTGTTTGTTATATTAAATATAATTTTAATATTTAATCAATTTTATTTAATAATATATAAATTATAAATTATATTGATTATTTAAAAAAAAAATTGAAATACTTTTTTAATTATAATTTAAAGATAATTTTGAGGTATAATTAATGAATTCAATCAGCGCAACGAGCAGCACGACGAATCAAATCAGTATGAATCAAATCAGTATGAACCCAATCAGTATGACTTCGATCAGCATTTATATTCCAAGATTATCTAGTTATATAAATGAATCAATGATTATTCAAGAATTTTATATTTTTGGAATTGGACAAGTAAGTCGTGTTGATTTTACAACTCCTAATAAAAAACCAGGATTTACCGAAAAAATAGTTCCATATAAAAGTGCATTCGTTCATTTTACTAACTTTTTTGAAACATCCATTTCTGCAAATCTTCTTTGCAAATTACAAAAAGGAGAATCTGAAATGTTATATCCTACATGTTGTGCTGAATATTGGATTTTATTAATGACTATTAAACCTGTTCCAGAAACTTTAATGAATGTACATCAAATTGTAGATAATTGTCAATTTTTAGAAAAAAAAATTCAACAACAAGCAACAATTATCAAACAACTTGAAACACAAGTTTCTGAAATGATGGAATTTGTAGTAATGATGAATATTAATAACACTCAAAAAAGCAGTAAAAAAAAAATAATGTCTCTTCAAGAACAAATTTTATATGATATGTATAATGACATACATGATGAAACTGATGCAACTGATGAAACTGATGATAATGACTCTTACTCTTAAACTTAAACTTAAATTATAAATATAAATATTATATTATATATAGTATAAATTTATATAAATTTATATAAATTTATATTGTAATTATTAAAATAATAATTACAATATTTTTTTTTACACCTTTTCTCATTTCAAACGCCCATTATTTAAAAAATTGATTTAAAATATTATGTTTATGTTTATATTATTATAAACATAAAAATGACTACATTACTAAGACGATTTAGCGATATAACAATGGCAGTATACACAGGTTATTATACTGATTTGGGAGAAACTGAACTTATAGATGAAGACAATCTTGAAAATATAAAAATTCGTGTTGTTCCCCACGAAGGTGTTCATAAACATGTAAATTATATAATTACAATTAAATTTCAAGAAGAAGGAAATTGGTCACTCATTTACATAGATTCTGAACTATATGATAAAATTAAAACAAATCAATATTTACAAGAAAAAGGAAGAGTTGGTCAACACAAAGGTATATGTATTAAAAATATGGGTTACGCATATAATTTTAACAAGAATTTTAAAAATTTATGTGGTAATAAATGGGAAAATTACATTTATAATTTAATTTGTGTATTTAATAATTTACAAGATTTTGAAAAAGGAAATGGTATTAAATCAAACTATAAAAATATTTTGTCTATATAAAATATTGGGCGTTTGAAATGAGAAAGGTGTAAAATAATTTTAACTATTAAATAAATAAAAATGAAATACTTTTATTTATTTTACTTACTGAATATTTATATATAACGTAACGTAACATTATATTATATATAATTTATATATTTTTAGTAAATAAATTATATATTTTTAGTAAATAAATTATATATTTTTAGTAAATAAATTTTAAAATATTAATTAAAAAAAAATGAAATACTTTTTTAAATTAAATGAAAGGTATTTTTAACTTCACAGAAGTTTTCGAATACAAATTCGATCGTAAGTAATCAAGCACAAAAAAAAATCAAATCCAGAATGGTTTCAGTTACTACCAACGATTTACCAATCATTTGTATTCCCCGTGTCTTCTCAAATATCACTGAGAAACGTATTCGTAAAATCTTCACTGATTTGAATATTGGGAATATAGAACGCATTGAAATTGTAAGTTCTGGAAAAAAAGGAAGCGGTTTTAATAAAGTGTTTGTCCATTTCTCACAATGGAATGGTGATGACTATTCTCAAATAGTCAAACAACGGTTACTTTCAGGTAAGGAACACACAATTGAGTATGATACACCTTGGTTTTGGAATGTCTACGCTTATCGTCCTCAGTATACACTTAAACCTCTTCTACCTCTTCCACCTCTTCCACTTCAACTTCCACTTCAACTTCCACTTCAACTTCCACTTCAACTTCCACTTCAACTTCCACTTCAACTTCCACTTCAGCAACTTACACTATATGAATTATATGGTCCTTGTAATTTAAGCAATATTCCTAAAGCTAAAGATTTAACTGCTTATTTTGAAAGACAATCAGCGAAAGCAACAGCGAAAGCAGAAAGACACACAGCGAAAGTAACAGCGAAAGCAGAAAGACACGCAGCGAAAGCAGAAAGACATAGACAAAGACAAGCATCCGCAGAAGAAGCAGAAACAAAAGCATCCGCAGAAGAAGCAGAAACAAAAGCATTCGCAGAAGCAGAAGAAGCAGAAACAAAAGCATTCGCAGAAGCAGAAGTAGAATCAAAATCATTCGCAGAAGCAGAAGAAAGACGAGCATCAGCAAAAGTTACAGCAGAAGAAGAAGGCAATAACAAAGACGAATATATTTTTGAAAAAACTTTAGAAGAATACATTAAAGAAGAAGATGACATAAAAGAAGCAGAAGTATTTAAAAAAAAAAATTATTCTAATTTTTATGATATTGATCAACCAGCATTTTCTTCTACTATCATAGATTATGGTAATGTAGTTTTACCTCCAAAAAGAAAACGCATTATTAAAAAATATAAATATTAATAAATTTTAACAATTATATTTTAGATAGATATAGATAGGAAAAAATTAAGGAAAAGATAATTAAAAAAAAATTTAAGGAAAAGATAATTAAAAAAAAGAAATTAAGGAAAAGATAATTAAAAAAAAGATAATTAAAAAAAAGATAATTAAGGAAAAGATAATTAAAAAAAAAATGCTAAAAGCATTTTTTTTCTTAAATTTAATATTTAGTAGTTTAAAGTATGTTAATTAATTAGTTAATTAATTAATTAATTAATTAATTAATTAATTAATTAGTTAATTAATTAATTAGTTAATTAATTAATAATATATATATATATATAAATGTCATCATCAACAAATACAAATTATGGTAATAATAGTTTTGCAAAAAATACTACTGGAGAAAATAATACAGTAGTTGGATCACATGCTGGTTATAATAATTCAACTGCCTATAATAATACTATTGTTGGAACAAATTCAATGTATAATAATACAATTGGTTTAAATAATACTGCAGTAGGTGCGGGTTCATTATTAAATAATAATACAGGTTCATTAAATACTGCGGTTGGTTCTAGTGCATTACAAAATTTATCTTCAGGAAATGAAAATGTAGGTATTGGAGTTCAATCATTATATGAAAATAATGGTAATTTAAATACTGCTGTTGGTTCTTATGCTGGTGAAAATATTACTGGTTCTTATAACACTTTTTTAGGTGCCAATACAACAACTGATAATTATTTAACTAATTATGAATATTCTACTGCGATTGGTTATAATGCTACAATTGATGCATCTTATCAAATAATGCTTGGAATGTCTGGAATATATGGTAGTTGTACTGTAGTAATACCTGGTATATTACAATTTGGTGATGGAACAACACAACAAACCGCAGGTGGTGGTGGTGGTGTAGGAACTACTGGATATACTGGTCCTACTGGTCCAGCAAGTGGTGGTGCGGGAACTACTGGTTATACTGGTCCTACTGGTCGTGGATATACTGGTCCTACTGGTCCTATTGGTTATACTGGTCCTGCTGGTTCTGGGGGAGGAGGAACCGTAACTGGTTATACTGGTCCTACTGGTCCAGCAAGTGGTGGTGCGGGAACTACTGGTTATACTGGTTATACTGGTTATACTGGTCCTATTGGTTATACTGGTCCTGCTGGTTCTGGGGGAGGAGGAACCGTAACTGGTTATACTGGTCCTACTGGTCCAGCAAGTGGTGGTGCGGGAACTACTGGTTATACTGGTTATACTGGTTATACTGGTCCTATTGGTTATACTGGTCCTGCTGGTTCTGGGGGAGGAGGAACCGTAACTGGTTATACTGGTCCTACTGGTCCAGCAAGTGGTGGTGCGGGAACTACTGGTTATACTGGTTATACTGGTTATACTGGTTATACTGGTCCTATTGGTTATACTGGTCCTGCTGGTTCTGGGGGAGGAGGAACCGTAACTGGTTATACTGGTCCTACTGGTCCAGCAAGTGGTGGTGCTGGAACTACTGGTTATACTGGATATACTGGTCCTACTGGAACTTTTAGTGATACTGGTACTGTAACTAATTTAAATATAAGTAGTTCAATAATATTTGGAGATTCAAGTAGTCTAACAAGCGGAAATATTGGTAAACAATTATTGTCTGGTGCTATTAATTCAGTACAATGGGATTTTAATTTATCAGATTCTTACGTTAATTATCCAGTTTTTTTTAGTACTATTATAGCAACTAATACTAGTTTACCTACTTATACTGGTAATTTAAATCTTTTTCCTCAAAGTATTAATTTTACTATTAGTTCGATTATTCTAGAAGATAATACTGTTAATTCAATTTTTACTGACCCTAATGCTGTAAATATGCCTGTATCAATTCCTAATTTATATTCAACCGGTATGAATACTTTACAAGGATCTGGAGCACCAGTTAATTTTGTTGGTACAAATCAAACAGTAGGATCAGGAAGTTATCTTATAGGATCATCAGCTAATTTTGTAGATTTGTTATTTCCAGTAATTACAGGAACAGCATATTTAACAACAACAACATATTGGTTAAATGACTCTTATGTTGTATCTACTTCTTATAATTTTACTTGTAATTCGACAAATCCTGATATAACATTTACAAATTATTTTTATGACCCCAACGATACTACTACTCTTACGAATAACCCTATTCAACTAATACAAATAATATATTCAGGACCTGTATTACCAGCACGTCAATTACAATTAAATTGGTCATAAATCTATTTTTTTTAAGTAAAAATAAAATATAAATAAATAATCTATTTATTTATATTATTATATATGTATCATATAAATATTATTTATTAGAAATATATTTACATTTATAAGGAATATTATAAGTTATTGCACACCAATAACTAAATCCACTTCCATGCTTATAAGATGTATATGCATAAATAGAATTAGAATATGATAATAAATAGAAATCTAATAGAGTATTTTTTATTTTTTCTCTCTCTAATAAAACTCCTTCTCCCAAATGAGTAATTTTATTAAAAAGGAGTTTAATATTTGAGAAATATTTTAAAATAAAAGTTTTAATTTCATTATTGTCAGCAATTAATAAAAATGTAGAATTAAGATTAGAATTAATTAATATATTAATTTCAGTAAAAATGTGTGTTAAATAATAAATATTAAATGTTTTAGTAGTTTCTTTTAAAAATGAATCACCAGAACGAATATGAATAATTGAATATGTATTTTTTTCTAAAAATAGTGTATTTAATGTATTATTAATATATGTATTCATTTCTGCATTAGGTTGTAATAGTTCACGCATATATTTTGTGTGATGTTTTTCAATTTGATTATATGGAAACATAATATTATATATAAATAAAGATTTATTAGTTACTATTAAAGTAGATAAATAAGAAATAAAAGTATGTATACTTTGTGAATCGTGTGTAACATTTATAATATAATTATTAGAATCAAAATTTGATTTTTTCCAGTTATTTTCAAAAAACATAGGAATATTTTCAATAAATGATTTATTAATTGTAAAATTAAGAGATAATTTTTTTAAAAATAAAGCGATAGGATGATTAATAATAATATTAGGTTTAAAATTATATTTGTCACAAAATTGTAATAAAAAGTAGCAACCTCTAATAAAGTCACCGAATCCAGTAGGTTTATTATTTTGTGCATAATTAGTTTGATATACATTATGAATAGTGGTAATATTTTTATTATAAAGTGTGTTAATATTATAATTTTTAATAGTAGTAGGAATACTATGAATAGTAGGAATACTATGAATAGTAGGAATATTATAAATAGTATTCATAGTATGAATAGTATTCATATTCATAGTATTCCTAGTAGAAATAGTATTTATATTCATAATAGTAGAAATAGTATTCATATTCATAGTATTCCTAGTAGAAATAGTATTCATAGTATCTTTTTGTTTAGTTTTTTTACGATTAAAATAATTGTTTAATATAGAATCATTGAACATATATATATATAAAATAAAAAAATAAAGAATATAAAACGTAAAATAGTATATATGATATGAGTGAATTATATTCAAATGAATATTTAAAAATAATAGAAAATGATAATAATATATTTAGAATAGAATTTAATTATTTGAACATAGCTTTAATTAATTCATTAATAAAAACGAAACTTTTATTAGGTGCGGTATGTAATGAGAAGTATGATATAGTTCAATTTAAAGCATTATCAGTAAAACCATTTATAGAATATCAAAAAGAACAAAAAGAAATAAGAGGAACTAGTAAAATAAGTATAAAAAACGCATTACAATTATTGTTGGATTTATCAGTTCAATTAAATTATTTAATAACAAAAGAGTCGTGTAGTTTTATAGGATATAATTTAGAAGATATATTTGTAATAAATGATAGTAAATTTATATTTTTAGGAACAGAATTAATAAAAGAATTAAATAAAAATAAGATTATTATAAGTAATCCGTTTAGTGAAAATGATTTTTTTGTTTCTCCAGAATTATTAAAAATAAAAGATATTCCATCTTATATTCATTATAAAAGTGTTTATTTTAGTTTATCTTTTTTAATATTATATTTATTATCAGAATCATCATCATTATCAGTTGAAATTTATAATGAATATTTAAAAATAGATGATGAAAGAAGATATGAAAGATTGAAAGAATATTTAAATATGTTATCGATAAGAGAGACAAAATTATATTGGGTTCTCTCTAGAAGTTTAATTGAAGATTGTGAAAAAAGGAATATATTATTTATATAAAAAATGGTGAGTGTGAGTGTATAGTGAATAATATAATAATATAATATAATATATAATGTCATTAACAGCTTTTAAAAGGAAATCAGTAATTAATTATGGTTCAAAACGTTCAGGAGTAACTCCCGGTGGTTATTGGTTGCCACAAGGTCCATTTGGTCATTCAACAAATGGATTGCAATTAGCAATTCAGAATTATGGTTCGGTAGGTTTTTCAATAAATGGAGGTCATAGAAATGTAGGATATATAGGTAAAACATATAAGATGTCAAAATCAGGAACTCCTTATAGAGGAGCATATCCGGTTGGTTGGGGTGGTACATTTGGAAAATATCCTTCAGCAGTGTTAGTTGGTAATTATAGTGGAGCAATTGCAAATAGTAAAAATGCGGTGGTTCAACCAGTATTAAATTCAAGTGAAGTATCAACATTAGGAACTCAATATTTATATGTAAAGCCGTCTGTTTTATCTACAAAAGGAATGTTAGATAAAAAATATAGATGGGCATATTATGGGACATATCCGAATTATTGGGTTCAACCTAATTATACAGGTAATCAAACGGATACAGTAAGTCAAGGATTATACGTTCAAAATTTGGCTTCTGCGAATACATGTAATTTAAAAGTGAATAATGTAGGTACTTATGAAGGTAATATTGTGAAAACGAGTCCTACATTATGTACTCCAGGAACTTCAACAGCGAGATTTAAATATAATGATATGGCGCGTAATGCTCCATACACAAAAACGTTATATCAACCTGTATCTTATAGTCAATATAATTTGAATTTAACTAGAGGATGTAATAATCCGATTGGATATCAAAAACCATTTCCATTTGCAGTATCTACAGGAAGTAGTCAATCTGCTAGTGGAACAAGTATAACAAGTTTTGCAAATGCGTGTAATACTTCAAAAACTTATTTAGTTCCTCCAAGATGGTATACAAAAAGTACATCGACTCCAAATGTGGTTGAAACGACTCAAACAACTCAATTTAATAATATTCTTTAATATTTACAATTTAAATATTAATAATAAATATTAGTATTTTTTATATTTAAATATAAAGAATACTAATAATATTAATTATTATGGAAAATAGTAAAAAAAAAATTATAGATTGTTTTATATTTTTTAATGAATTAGAATTATTATATTATAGATTATCACTTTTATATGAAGTAGTTGATTTTTTTATAATAGTAGAATCTAATTATACACATGTAGGTAATAAAAAAGAATTATTTTACGAAAACAATTTATATTTATTTAAAAAATTTAGTGATAAAATTATTCATATTGTTATAGATTTACCATTTATTTATCCAAATATAGATTATACTAATAATGATCAATGGAAAAATGAGAATTATCAAAGAAATTGTATAGATAATGGTATTAAACAACTTCAATTATGTGATAATGATTTAATTACAATTTGTGATTTAGATGAAATACCTTCACCAAATATATTAGTTCAACTTAAAAATTTAAATATTATAGATGGTTTTTCATTATCATTAGAGATGTATTACTATAATTTAAATTGTAAACACAATGTAAATTGGGAAGACAAAACTAAAATAGTTACATTTAAAAAATATAAAGAAACTACACCACAACAAATACGTGAATTTGTTGTATTACCATTATTAAATAATTCTGGATGGCATTTGAGTTATTTTGGAGATGTTAAATTTATACAAAATAAAATAAGTCAATTTGGTCATCAAGAATATAATAATAATACTTATACGGATACTAGTAGTTTAATGAATAAAATATCTAATAAGATTGATATATTTGGTAGATCATATGTTGAAATAAACAATATTGAAATAGAAAATAATATTTTTTTACCACCAAAATATAATTTGTATTTAAATAATTATTATAAATCAAATATAATTGAAAAAAATAATAATAAAATCATTATATATTTTCATATTTGTTGTATTAATAACTGGCTAGAAATTGTATCTAATTTATTTTTTAAAATTAAACATAGTGGGTTATATAATTATGTATTTGAAATTAGATGTGTAGTATTAGGTGATACTAGTATTATTGAAGAGAATAAAAATATATTTAATGATAGTAAAATTAAAATTATATATTCTTCAAATGATACATCTTTATTTGAACACAAAACTATAAATCTATTATATGAAGATAGTAAATTAGATGATTTTTATGTTTTATATATTCATAGTAAAGGTGTTAAACATTATAAAAACCCTATAGAACCAAATGTGTGTGATTGGACTGAATATTTAAGTTTTTTTAATATTTATAATTTTGAAAAATGTATTGAATTATTAGAGAATTATGATGCTGTGGGTATTAATTTAATGTATGATACAAATAATTATCCTTTACATTATTCAGGAAATTTTTGGTGGTCAAAAACATCACATATAAAAAATAACAATATGATAATTGATAATTATGTGTGTTCGCCTGAATTTTGGATAACTAAAATATCGGGTACTTATATATCATTATGTAATTCAAATACTAATCATTATAATAGTCCTTATAAATTTACGAATTATGAAAATAATGTAATAGATGAAAATTCGTGTTTAAAATATAAATTTTAATTTAACAATAATAAATTTATATTTTCTCTCTAATTATAAAAATAGAATATAAAATATATATTTTCTAAAATATATATTTTAAAATTATAAAAATAAAATAATATATATGTTAGAGAGAAAATAAAAATATAATAATAAATATCTTTACTTTTTTTTTAATAAAATAAAATAAGAATAAGAATTTATATATATTTTCTCTCTAAATTAATAATTAGAATAAAATATATTTTAGAGAGAAAATAAGAATAATATAAAATAATGTCTCAATCAGGAGCATTTGGATATATAATAAATAAAAAAAAATATATGATGTATGTAGAATATGATGCTGATTTATTATGGAAATTATTAGTGAGAGAAATATATATATTAATGAAACATTATGGTTCAAAAGATTTATTAGAAAAAGCATTTAAAGAAATAAAAATTGCAAAATATATTCCAAATGCAGATATAATAGAGAAATGTAAATGTTATAGTGATTTATCTCAAACAAATCATACGTGGTCTTCAATTTTAAAATATTGTCAAAGTAGTTATATAAATATAATAGAATCTGGTTATATTTTAAATACAAAAGATATATATGGTTTTATATTTATATTAAATTTTGATAAAGAGACAATAAACTATTATAATATAAATCTTGAAAATAAAAAAAAAATATTAAATAGTGTAACGATAAATGAAATAATGGAATTTGATGAAATGCCTAAAAAGAGTTATATAGAAATAATTCAAGAAATGAAAGAAAGATTTACAAATTATTATGATTCATTAATAAATATTCAAAAAGAAATAATCAGTTTAAAAAAAATAAAAGAAAATGCAAATAAACAAGGTGCTGTAAATATAGAAGAAAAAGTGGATATTTTATTATATAATATGAATTGGGAAGAGAAACAACTAAATATGAATAGGCGTGTATTTTTTCATAGATTAAAAGCATTAAATTTAATAGATGACGATAATTAAATAATTAAACAATTTAAAGATTATAATATAATTATTGAAATATAAAAATGAGTAATTTAAAAACAACATTATTAAAATTGAACGTATTAAATTATTATGATAAAGTAATGATTTTAAAAGTTTATATAGATAATTCAGATCCTGAATTACATAATAAATATGTAACTGCAGTAATAAATCATAATAATAATTTAAGCAATAATTTAAACAATAATAATTATATAGATGCAGGGTTTGATTTATTTACTCCGAAAAATGGAGAAGATGATAATGATACTGAAGATGATAATAATGCAATAATTCCTTTTTTTCAGAATAAAACAAATAAATTAAATTATAAAATATGTTGTTCTGCAAAGATGTATTTAGATACTGGAAAGAGTTATAATACAGGTTATTATATGTATCCTCGTTCTTCAATTTCTAAAATTCCTTTACGTTTAGCAAATAATGTAGGTATAATAGATGCTGGTTATAGAGGTCATTTAATAGGAATGTTTGATGTATTATTATCATATAATAATAAAAATATAAGTGGTGATTATTTTGGAAATAAGTATGATCGTTATTTACAAATATGTAGTCCAGGATTGGAACCTATTATAGTAGAAATAGTGGAAAGAAAAGAAGATTTAGGTAATTTAACAATTCGTGGTGATGGTGGGTTTGGTTCTAGTGGAGTATAATTTAATAAAATAATTATAATATATTATATTAATAATAATTATATGAATAAATGAAATACTTATTTATGTAGATTTTTATGTAAAATTAAATATTATCAATATATTATCTAATATTATTAAATAATATATGAAGTTTATAAAAAATAATATAAAAATAATAATATTATTTTTATTTTTATATTTATTATATTTTAAATATTATAAAAAAAGTAATATATTTAAAGAAGGATTTACTTGGAATCAAGAAACGATTAAAGATTTTATATTTATTGAAAATAGTTTAAATCGTCAACATATATTTGATGTAAATATATTACAAAATGTAGTAAGTCAAGAAGAAGTGGAATATTTTAATAAAAATAATATATGGCCTTGGTCGGAAACAACAAAAGAAATATATATTAAAGCAGTAAATAAGAATCCATATATTAGAAATATACCAGAAGATTCATTAAATTCCACAATGAAAATATATAATGAAGCTAATATATTAAAATTGTTGTCTTATCAAACGAAAGAAGGACAATTTTTATTAAATGGAATTTTAATAAATGATCCTTCAAATACGATTGAACGATTACCGAATGGTTTTGGAGATTTTGGTTATAATTCAGGTTTAATAGAAAATAGAAAAGATGATATAATAAAATGTAATATGAATAAAAATAGTTTAGAGAGAAAAACATATACTGGAAAAGGGAATATATATGGAGAACAAACATATAAAATATCTGATATAAATTATAATGATTTGGAAACTATAATTCCCAATTTTACATTTGTAAATAATCCGTGTAATCCGTGTGTAGCGTTAAATGAAAATGCGGATTATTCTTGTCCTTTTAAATTAAATATAAAGAATGATTCTTCAATAATGAGTGATGTTTGGCGTTATTTATGGAATATAAGTATTTAAATAATATTATATAAAATAGTAATAATTAATTATTTAAATACTTATACATCATTAATAAATAATTAATTATTTAAATACTTATACATCATTTGTAGATAGCAAATAATAAGATTTATTATTAAATTCTCTCATTAAATTATTTGCGTTTTGTGTAAGATGAACAGTATCCATACAGTCAGATATAGTATGTTCGAATTGTTCGAATTCCATATCATATGAATTTGGAATTGTTAAATTATTTTCTAAAATAGTTAAATTATTTGTTGGAATTGGAATTGGAATTGGAATTGGAATTGGAATTGGAATTGAAATGTTTCTTTCAAATATATTTTGTGTATTATCTAAATCATCAAATATTTCATTACTTTGACTATTTTGTGTATAATTATTTCTTGTAAATCTAAAGCTTTGTGTATTTTGTGTATTTAAATAATTATCAAATGATAATTCTTCTTCATTAGGTATATTAGTAACTGAATAAATTCGTTCATTACCTTGACTGGTTTGTCTTGCAGAAACATACATATTAGCATATTTAGAATTCATCGTTTTATGAGAAATGTAAATATCATCACATAAATTTTTCATAAATATATCATTTAATAAATTATTATCACTCATATATTGTTTCATTTCTTGAATAAAAAAATGTAAATTTTGTTTAAATTGATTTGATAATAATTCAGTAGGAGTATTATATTTCAAATAATTTTTTACTGAGTAAAGTAATTCTAATGTTCTTTGTCTAAAAATATATTTAGTTAAATCTATATATTCTTTTTCTTTAAAAAGTGTAACAGTGAAATCGGTTTTATCAATAATATTATAAGCAGTTAATTTAATATTACATATTTCATCATTATTAGAAATAATATGAAATGTTTTATTACTTTCAGTAGTAATATCATTGACATTTAATGAATTACTCCATAAATTATGATTAAAATTATATATAAGTCCATTAGTAATTGTAATTTCTACATTAGTTAAGAATTTATACATTATGCTATGTATAATTTCACCATAAACAAGTCCTGCATTTTCGAGTTTATCTATAAAATAATAAGAACAATTTTTATTAGAACTGATGGTATCGAGTAAAATACTATCATGATCAATTCCGAATCCAATAAAAGCATTATAGATATTAGTATTAATTAATTGACTTAAATAATTGTTATCATTATTTCCACATGTAGTATCTCCATCAGTCATAAATATATTAGTAATTTTATCTAGAGTTGATGCCGTATCATATTGTGTTATTTTTTTATTAATAAATAAAAGAGCCATTTCAATATTAGTAGAATGACAAGGAATAATTCTATCAATTTTGGATAAAATAATATTTAAATTAAAATTAGTGATTTGTGTGCGTTCAACAATTGTATGAATGATATCATTAAATGTTTCGATAGTAATTGAAACATTAGAGTTATTTTTAAAATAACGAATCATATTTTTTAAAGTATGTAATATGTGTTGCATTTTACTTTTACCATCACTACAAAGATCTGACATAGAAGCTGAACAATCTATCATAAACCATAATTCGTGTTTTTCTTTATTATTAATAAGATTATTAATAGTAGTAAATTGAAATACACCAAATTTAGAAGGAAATAAAATAGGAACTAATTTAGTATCAAGTAATTTATTTTCAAATTGAAGAGTATAATTTTGTAATATTTGTTTATCATTTTCATTATCATTTTCATTTTCAAATTCGATTCCATTATTCATAATAATAATAATAAGTAATATAAATAATATTTAAGTAGTTTACTATTGTAATTAAAAATACTTATATTATTTGTAATTAAAAATACTTAAAAAAAAGTATTTAATTAATAAAATGGATCCAGAAAATCAAAAACAAGTTAAATTGACAGATATTGTAGTTGAAGATGAAAATGTTGCGTTAAATGTATTAGTTAATTTTATATCATTAGCACAAAAAAGAGGTGTTTATACGATAGATGAATCTGCAAAGATTTGGGAATGTATTAAAATTTTTCAAAAGCTTAAGGGTTAAAAGTTAAATGTTAAAGGTTATAAATTATTAATATGATATAATAATAATTTATGTATGAAATTGAAAAAGAAGAATCAGAATAAAAAAATGGTTGTAATGGTTTGTTTATTTATGAAATAAGTATTTAAATTATATATTTATTATAAATATATAATTTCGCCTCAAAACGGATTCGAACCGTTGACCTCAAAGTTAACAGCTTTGCGCTCTAACCAACTGAGCTATCAAGGCATTTTAGCAGATGATTGTTTCGATCAATCGATCTTTTGGTTATGGGCCAAACGGCATTCCTCTTGCCCAATCTGCTATTGATTGATACTGGTTCCGTATTCAATTAATTAAAATTAATAATGCTGTATGGAACCTTTTATTATTATTATTATTATTATTATTTATTATCACCCAATGAGAGGCTCGAACTCTCGACCACTAGCTTAAAAGGCTAGCGCTCTACCAAACTGAGCTAACCGGGTAAATATTTACTTGCCAGTAAATTAATATATATTAAATTATCTTCATTACTAGGATTGAACTAGTTTATTTATATAATTAAATGCTTTTACCATTAAGCTAAATGAAGATAAAATAATATAAAATGCAAGTTCCTTTTTTTTTTATAAAGCGGTTTTTTTGCTGTAAGGAACTTATCTTCATTACTAGAATCGAACTAGTTTATTTATATACAAATAAATGCTTTAGCCATTAAGCTATATGAAGATAAAATAAAATGCTAGTTCCTTTTTTTGATAAAAGTTTTTCTTGCTGTAAGGAACTATTTATTTACATATTATAAGATTCAATACTCTTTAAATTGTTTTATAATATATATTAAATATCTTATAAATTTATTAATAATTAAAAATTAAATAATTAAATAATTAAATAATTAAACTACTATTCTTATGCACGAAGAGGGGTTCGAACCCTCGCATCTTATGATAGTGGGTCTTAAGTCCACCGCCTTAGACCACTCGGCCATTCGTGCTTTATAGTTAAGTTTTTTACATTCGACTTTAATCAAACAAATTATTTTATTTATTTTATTTATTTATTTATTTCATCTTTATCTTTATCTTTAATAAATGCATTAATATATTATATAAATAATAACATATAATTATAATGAATTTGGACAATCCATTAATAATTATTCAAAAATCGAATGTCCATGGATTAGGTGCTTTTGCAAAAAAAAATATATTAAATAATACTAAATTATGTGATTATATTGGAACTGAAATGAAATGGAAAGATTTTAAAGAAAAATATGGCGATTATAAAAAGAATTCATTAAATACCTATCCTATGAGAAGAATATGGAAAATAATTGTTGCAAAAGAAGAACCTTATTTATCTAATAATATTGTTAATTATATTAATGAAGATATTCAATCTCCTAATTGTATTTTAAAATCTAGAGCATTATATTCTATAAGAGAGATACAACAAAATGAAGAACTATTTTTAAAATATCCTGTAGATTATAATAGATATTGGCTTCAATAAAATAAAATAAAATAAAATTACATTTGTTTCATAATAACTTCTGTTCGGTCTTCATTTATATTAAAATAATATGGTTTTTTTGTATCATATACTATTTTATCAAAATTTATAATTATATTTTTTTTATTTAATTTATGTTTAAAATTCAATATATTATTACAACAATAAGGTTTAAATAATGAGATATTTGATTGTTCTATAAAATAATTATTTTCATTTTTTAGATTTGTATTTATTAAACATTCTATTAATTGTGTATAAATATGATTACAATTTAAATCTTGAGAAAAAGACATAATATTATTATTATTGATTTATCTATTTATATAAGTATTTCAATAAAATATATAATATTGCTCATACTGGGAATTGAACCCAGACAATTAGATTCTCCACTGCCGGAATCGAACCAGCGACATCTCGAATACAAATACTACTTCTACAGTCGAGTGCTCTACCAACTGAGCTAAGTGGAGATGATTTATCTATTTCAATAAATATATAATATTGCTCATACTGGGAATTGAACCCAGATTAATTGCTCATAAGACAACTGTGCTAACCATTGCACTATACGAGCTGTAATATACTATCTTGGATAAAGTTATATACGTTTTATGCTTAACCCAAATTAGGATAAAATGATACAAAGTAGTTTCTCAAAACTGACGACTAAAATGCATCAGCCGGGAATCGAACCCGGGGCTCCCGCATGGCAAGCGGAAATTTTACCACTAAACCACTAATGCTCTGATGTCTGCTTTGACGAAAATTATGAATAGGATAAAATGATACACGAGCTTGATATGGATACTGTTTTCATTATACGTGCTCTTCCACTGAGCTACTTAGTCTAATAAAAGACTAAGGTAGGTTTCGATCCTACGACCACGTGCTAAAAATGCAGATTTATTGCTGTTAGAAAACATTTTTATTTTATTATAACCTGACGTGAGACTCGAACTCACAACCACAAGATTAGAAGTCTTGCACTCTATCCAATTGAGTTAGTCAAGCAGGAATTAGGATCCTATCCAGGATATATTATTATATTAATTGTCTTTAAATTGATTCTTTTAATATATTTATTTTATTTTATTTTTACTTTATATAATGAATTATTATGATATTTATATTTATATTATATTCGCTTTTAAAATCGGATTTATTTTAATGGCATTGATTAACCTTTTATTGAAAGTTAAAAATAAAAAAAATACATCTAATACACATAATACATCTAATAGATCTAATAAATCTAATACACATAATAATAATACTAATATACATAAAAACATTATTAAGCAAAAATCATCATCTTCTACCTTTAATACTCTAATTAATTATTGGAAAGAAAGATTCGAATTTATATTTATATTTTTAATGTCAGCATTATTAATATACTTATTTAATCCAAGAAAAAATAGAGGAGTTCTTATCAATGGAGAAACCAAATTATTGTTATACCTATTTGGATTTATATTATTAATTACTGCTAATTGGAAATTATTTATTAAAGAAACTAAATGGTTTCAAGATATTCAACATATATCTGGTAAATAATATTATTATTATTATTATTATTATATATGAGAAAAACTAAAAATACTTATACATTCCCATTTAATACTTGTGAAATTCCTAATAAAAAAGGAATTTCACAACCATATTCTGTATTTTTTAATTTCATTATTTGTTTAATTATTTTATATTATTTATTAATAACTACAAATTTTTCATCTAAATTACTATTATTTTCAATTCTATTATTTGAATTATTTCATACATTTTGTCATAGCATTCATTTACACAATTATAGTCAAATTATAATTACACATTTATTAGCATATTTTGTAAATTTTTGTTATTTATTCGCTCTTTATAATTATTCAAATAAAATACCAAATAATTTATTTATATTTTATTTATTATTTATTATATTATTTGATATTTATGCTTTTCGAAATTTACCTTTTATATTTTATTTATCTACTCAATTCTTAATTTTTATTAGTTTATTTTTATATTATTATACATATTTTTCAAAAGATATAAAAAATAAAATACCATTAATTTTTATTTTAACTTTATTCATTTTATTATTATTTATTAATGAAAGTTATAATTGTAAAAAAATGTTAAATAAATATAAATGGTTTCCATTTCATATATTAGTTGAAATCACTGGTATATTTTTAGTTTATAATATTTGCACTATTTTTAGTAAATTATAATATTTTATAATAATATTTTTACATTCTCTTCCTTTGACCTAAATAACCTGCTGCACTTCTACCAACCATTCCTACATCTGTATGAGGTTTATATATAAATGTACCTTTACTTGTTGTATAACACAAATTACTTGAACAACCATTATACATTTTATCATATGGAAGTAATGTTGTATCAAATAATGTTTTATAATTAGTTGATTTATTTAATCTATTTGATGGATAAGAAGAATTCGTATATACAGTAGCAAGAGTGAACATTTTATAATATTACTTTATACATTTATTTATCTAATAATTATTTTAATGTCTTCCACACGAACCACATCCTGCTTTTGCATTATTAATACGACTTATCATTCCACTATTTAAACTAGATGGTAATGTTATCGGCACATTTACTAAATTACTTTTCGGTTGACTATAAATAAATGAATTATTATTTGTAATATACATTTTCATTAATGGAGGAGGAGGCATATTTATTATAATTAATACTAATATTATAATATTTATTACTAAATCTTTTTTTTTATGATTCACTTAATTCTAAAAATCCACTTGGATATATTATATTATTTATTGTTTCATTACAATTACAAGGATAATATACTAATAATTCTGACATACTTGCTATTGTTTGAATGGTTCCATTATCAAATTCAATTGTATAAATCGAATTTATTATATTTAAAATTATTGCACGACTATAATAAGTATTTCCAGTTTCAATCGCATATACATAATCTCCTATTTTAAATGTAAATTTACCTCCTACTTCTTCTGGTTCCCAATAAGGATTATTATAAATACTAATGTTTTGTTCTAAACTTTTTTTTATTGGACAATTACACCCACTTACTATATTGGTTTTGGTTGTTTTACCACCATAAATTGGATATGCATTATTAAAAGGGATCGGTTCTCCAAATCCATTTGGAATTATTCCACGTCTTAAAGGTCCTTTTCCTTTTAAACGATTTAAATATCTATCATATGAATTATGTTTTATATCACATCCAATTCCTCCTGGAGTTTGACTTCCTGGTTTACTTGATGTTACTGATGTATGTCTTTTATTTAAACTATTATTATTTCCAGTTGGAATTGACGCTTTTTGTACACTTGGATAAACTCTATCACTCATTTGATTCCAGCATACACCATTTGTTTTTATTCCTGGTTGTTGATAAGTATTTAATGAAGCTACATTTGATGTATATAAAGAACTATATACACGAACCGTGTTTTGAATTAATTTCAATTTTTGATATTGATCTGCAGGAGTATTTCCATTCAAATTTGTATCACATCTTCTATATCTATAATAAAACATTGGTAAATTCAATAATTTATTTTCTTTATTATATACAATTGATGTTTTTGAAAATAAAGTCATTATATATATCATTATTTATTAAATAAAATTGATATTAAATTATTCTTTTATTTTATTATCAATTCATCTAATTTAATTTAATATAAAATGTATAAAATCGCAACACCGATCGCAAATCGAATTAAACAACCTTCACAATGTTGCATTTATTGTGGAAAATCATATGTTAAAAAAAATAATTTAAATAATCATATTATTATTTGTGAATTATTAAATAAAACCAGTAAAGAAGAAGAAATATTGGAATTACCTTCACAACAAACAATGTTTCAACTTATTATTGAATTAACTAAAAAATGTAATAAATTGGAACATACAATTCAAGATATCAATAAAAATTTTGTTAAAAAAATGAATAATAATATTAATATTTTAGAATGGTTAAATGAACATAAAATACCTTCTATTTCATTTCACAATTTAATCGATTCTATTTTAATTACAGAACAAGATATTACATTTCTTTTTGATAATAATTTTTATGATACTTTAAATTTAATATTTACTAGAACTATTTATAATTATGAACTTGATAATCCTATTTGTTGTTTTACACAAAAAAAAAATACATTTTATATATTTGATTTAGATAGAATATGGATTGAAATTACAAAAGAACAATTAATTAAATTCTTAAATAGAATTCATATTAAAATATTAAAAACCTTTAATGATTTTCAAAATGCACAAAAAAAAGAAAAAAAAGAAAATCAATCTTTTATAATATTATGTGAAAAAACAACTTATAAATTAATGAATATTGAATTTACAGAAGATCCCACATTATCTAAAGCTAAAAATATTATGTATAAAAATATGAACATTGATATTACTACTTTATAAACATTTTATAAACATTTTATAAACATTTTATAAACATTTTATAAACATTTTATAAAAAAAAATTATTTATTTAAATTATTTAAATTTAAATATTTTTTTTAATATATAAATAATAATAATAATAATGAGTTTCGAAAAAGAAAAAGTAGAAAATATAAATGTAGAAAATGTAGAAAGTAATGATAATTTAAAATTAATTGAACAACGATTTTTAAATGACCAAAAATATAATTTAATTATAAATAATTCACAATTACTAGAAATTATTACAATATTTGATGTATTACCTTATTTTTGTTTTCAAGATGAAACATATTCTGATATTATTTATATTGATTATAGATATTTAAAAATAAATATGTCAAAAGATAATTATACTTCAATCATTAATTATATTATTTCTGTATTTGAAAAATCATTATTCACAAATGAGATGATTACATATCATGTATTTTTTAAATCATTAACTCTTAGTGATATAGAAAATCATTATAATTTTATTTGTGATCTTACATTAATTTTACGAGAAAAATTCCCCGATAAATTAAATAAATGTTATATTTATAAAGCACCTTTTATTTTTTCAAGTCTTTTATCAATTATTTCAAATTATATCGATAAAAATACATTTAATAAAATTCAATTAATAAAATAGTTAACTCTTAAAAATGAGTTCATTTAATATATTTATTTTCAGTTAAATTATATTTTTTTAAAAAAAATTGAATGCTTATTTTTTAAAAAAAATTGAATGCTTATTTTATAAATATTATATTCTAATTTAACAGTGTATATCGCTACTAAAAAATGTCTTCTTCAGCAATGATGACTGTGAATGAAGAGTGTCCAATTTGTATGGAAAAATTTGAATCTAATAAAAATATTACTATCACTGAATGTGGTCATCATTTTCATACTTCTTGTCTTATGACAAGTGTTGCACATAATGGATTTAGTTGTCCTTATTGTAGAAATATTATGGCTAAAGCAGTTATTAAAGTAGATGATGATGATGATGATGATGAAGAAGATGAAGAATATGAAGAAAATTTAAACTCATCTTTACGTGGATTACGGTTTTTTATAAATAATCTTACTAATGAACCTCACGATATTGCAGATATTGAAGAAGAAGAAGAAAAAATGCAAGAAATAATAGAAGAAGAAAAAGAAGAAAAAGAAGAAGAAGAAAAAGAAGAAATTAATATACAAAATGCGATTAATATAATAACTTCTAAATTAAAAGAACAAGGTGTTAATATGGAAGATTTAGTTAAATCTTTATTGATTTATCATGATGAGTATGAAGATAATAATGGAATACAATTATGTGAAGGACAAATATATGGAAAATTTAGAATCATTATTAATAATTTAGAACCATTATAAATTAAATAATTAGATATAAAAATTTATATCTTATCTAATTATTTATAAAAATTTTTTTTATGTTATCTAATATTTTATATATTTTGTATATTTTTAATCTTTAAAATGTTATCTAATATTTCATATATTTTGTATATTTTAATCTTTAAAATGTTATCTAATATTTTATATAATAAAATTATAAATTTTTAGTAAAAAATTATAAAGTATTTTTTTAAAAAAATTGAAATACTTTTTTAAATTATAATTATGAGTATTTTAGTAGTGCCAACCGCAAAGAATTCAAATTCGCAAAAGAGAAATGTCTTCAATTCGCAATATCAGTCTTTTTATCCCTCACGTGTTTGCTAACTTTAGCAAAGAATACGTTCAGGAGGTGATGGAAGAACTGATGAAACTTGGAAAGGTAAGTCGTGTCGACTTTGTCTCAAAAGTCGACAAAAACGGTAAGTCTTATAATGCTGCTTACATTCATTTCCAAGAGTGGAATGATACTCCAAGAGCAATCTCATTTCAAGCTCGTGTTCTATCTCCAACAATAGAAGCACGCATTGTATATGATAAACCTTGGTTTTGGATAGTGTTGGAAAATAAACAATATAATAAAGAAAATGAAGATAAACCTACTACTACATTAAATATTTGTCAATTAATAGATAAAATTATCGAACCACAACCACAACTGCCAGCTATAAATTACAATACTGAATTATCATATCAATCAGCACTATTACCACCACAACCATTCTTACCATTTTTACCATTTTTACAACAACGATATCCACTCCATTATTTATCACCACCACCATCACCATTATTGTCATCTTCATTATCATTATCATCTTCAGAAGATGATGAAGAAGAAAGTGATGATGATGATGAAGACGACGACGAAGACTGTTCAAATGAATGGAATAATGAAACTGAAATAACTTATAATGATGATTTTTCCGATATGGATGAATCTGAGGATGAGGAGGATGATGTAGTAGATGTAGTATATTATGATTTGGAAGAGAATGATCAACAACTAACAGATGAGGATTATAACAGAATGTTGGAATATGAACCAGAATTACTAATTATTCATCAATACCAATACCAAGGAGAAATGATTGCTGAAGATGATGATAATGTGGATGATTTTGAAGAAGTAGTAGTAGATGAAAATGAAGATGATTTTCAACAAATTATACAATATGAAGAAGAATTACAATTTGAGGATTCACCACTTATTACTATCGATAATTGTTATGTTTCTACTTTGGAAGAAGAAAATAATGCGTTACGTTATGATTTATATAATATTCAATCTATTTCACACGAAGAAAATAATGCATTGCGTGCTGAAATTCAACAACTTAATAAACATAGTATTGCGGAGGAAGAAAATAATGCGTTGCGTGCTGAAATTGAACAGATGAGAAATTCTTATAATTTACTACAAAAATCATATGAAAATGAATGCGCTAAAACTTACACATTAACACAGACTATTAAAATATTAAGTAGTAGTATATAACTAGTTAATATAATACACATAAATATAAATATATAAATATAATATTAAAAATTTATAAATATAAATATTAAAAATTTATAAATATAATATTAAAAATTAAAAAAAAAAAAAAAAAAAAAAAAAAAAAAAAAAAAAAAAAAAAAAAAAAAAAATGGGTCTTCGGACTCATTTTTTTTTCAAATATAATTTAGTTAAATTATATATTTGTGTAAGAATAATTTTTAAATTTCTCTCAAAATAAAATATGAGAGAAAAATATAAGATTTATATTTTATAAAATATATCATAAATTATAAAGATTATAAAATTATAATAAAATTATAAATTTATAGCAAATCAATAAATCCTTTAATTTATAAAAAATTGAAATACTTTTTTAAATTATAAGTATGAGTATTTTACTAGTGCTACCGCAAAGAATTCAAATTCGCAAAGAAATGTCAAGAGTTCAACAATCAACCGTTCGCAGCAACACCTATTGCAAAATCTGCAAGGATGCAGGTAAGTCTGAGAAAGTATATCTTAATCATAATATTAGATCTTTACCAGATCTATACGGTAAGACCGTAGTAATATGTCCTATACTGAAAAATACAACATGCAATAATTGTAGTGAAACCGGTCATATGACTAAGTATTGTCCTGTGACAAAGTGGAATAATTATGTTGACCGCAAGAGTCAATATGAACAAACACAAACATCACAAAAGACAGTTGCTGCTACTCCTAAGAAAACATCTGGAGGACGATTTGCCGCATTTGAATCTTCATCTGATGAAGAGGATAAGAAGAAAGTTGTCAAGAAGAAAGTTGTCAAGAAGACGAAACCAGCAGTTGTTGAAGATTTTCCTGCACTTCCTCCTCCAGCAGCAGCAACATTTCTAGCAACAGTACTTCTTCCAGCAGCACCACTTCTTCCAATAGCACCACTTCTTCCAGCAGCACCACTTCTTCCAGCAGCACCACTTCTTCCAGCAGCACCACTTCTTCCAGCAAAAACAATTAAAGAAATATTCACTGAAAATTATCCAGAATTAGTTTCATCTAAAAAACCTTCTTCTCAACCAGTTCCTCCAGCAATAAAAAAAAATAATTATATGAATTCATTAAATAATACTAAAAATTCTAATGAAGACGCATTTAGTATGATAGTTCAACAAGGCGCATTATTTCAAAAACAGCATAATGTTATATTAAATGATTCTTCTTCTGATGAAGAAGAAAAAGTAGTAGTAGAAAAAAAATTAGTTAATAGTAAATGGATGTCTACCAAAAATGCCTGGGCGGATGATGAGTCTTCTGATGATGAAGAAGACTTATATACTAAATAAATAAATAAGCATATTATAAATTTTAAATATAGTATAAATTTTAAATATAGTATAAATTTTAAGTATAAATTTTAAGTATAAAAAATATAAAAAATATAAAAAACAAAAAAACAAAAAAACAAAAAAAACAAAAAAACAAAAAAACAAAAAAACAAAAAAACAAAAAAACAAAAAAACAAAAAAACAAAAAAACAAAAAATGAACCTTAGGGTTTATTTTTTGTTTTTTTTATAATAAATAAACAATAATAATAAATAAAAAAATTGAAATACTTTTTTTAATTTATATTTATAAATAAATGTATTTTAAAGAAATGGCATCAATTGTTAAAGTTGATAAATTACCATCATTAAAAAAATCATCTGTATTGCAATTATTTAAAGAACCATTATCATCATCAGCATGTAAAAATAAGATATATTTACCAGAATTAATTACAACATCATCTAAATCTAACTCATATAAATCATCACCTAAATCAACATCATCATCATCTACATCTAATAAACAACAATATAACAATTTAATTTCAATAATAGATAGTAGTGGTAATAGTTGTAATCATAATCATAATAAACCTAAACCACCTGCTACTAAACCATCAAAACAAATATCTAATATAAAAATAACAAATATGTGGGATTCTGATGATGATGATGACAGTAAATTTAATAATAATAATTTTAAACATACAAATTATAAACATACAAATTATAAACAAAATTGGATAGATTCAGAATCAAAAGATGATAAAGATTATGAATATTTATAAATTTTATAAATTTATAAAAATTTGTATTAATTAATAATAATAAAAAATGAATTCTATAAAATTCATTTTTTATTGAAATACTTTTATAAATACTTTTATAAATAAAATTGAATGTATTTTTATATTAAATGAAATAATCAAACGAAACGAAACTGGAAACATATTCGAAAACAGAATGAGTGTAAGTGAAATGAGTGTAAGTGAAATGGATATAAAATTTAATAAATTAATAAATAAACGTTTAATTCATTTTAAAAATTATTTAAATCATACAAATATGGATCATAAGCAATATCAATATGATGGTGTTGAATGGATAATTAAAAATGAACTAAATAAAAACTCATTATATAATATTCGTGGAGGTATTATAGCAGATGAAATGGGATTAGGAAAAACTATTATGTTAATTGGAACATTTTTATGTAATTTGCTTAAAAATACTCTTATTATTGTTCCGCCTGTATTAATAGATCAATGGTATTCAGAAATATATCGTACTACAGGTCATAAAGCTATAATTTACCATGGAAAAAATAAGAAAAAAATTTCAATAGATGATTTACAAAAATCTATTATTGTTATTTCAACCTATGGAGCAATTACTTTAACAAAACAACAATATTTAAACAAAGAATTAAATATACTTCATAAAATGAAATGGTCTCGTTTAGTTTTTGATGAAGCTCATCATTTACGAAATGTTAAAACAATGCAAACGATTAGTTCTAAAATTTTAATTAGTGAAATTAGATGGTTAGTTACTGGAACACCAATACAAAATACGAAAAAGGATTTATATAGTTTATTTTCTATTATTCGGTTACCAGTTAGTTATTATAAAAACTCTAATAATTTTAGTTGTTTAATGCGTAATTTTATTTTAAAAAGAACTAAAAAAAAAATAGGTATTAATATTTCAGATATAATTGTAGATAAACATATTGTAAATTGGAAAAATTTAAAAGAAACTGAACTTTCTGAAGAATTACATTCAGTTTTACCATTTAGTAATGTTTCTCCTATAAAAGGTATTAATAAAATAATGGTGAATTCTATTAATAAAAGTATATTATCTGTAATATTACGTGCTAGACAAAGTTGTATTTATCCTAAATTAATATCAACTATTACAAAGAATTCTTTAAGTGATTTTAATAGTTATAAAGAAGCATTTGATTATAGTAGTAAATTAGATTATGTTATAAATATAATTTTAAAATTAAAAGATAATAATTGTGGAAAATTAATATTTTGTCATTTTAATGAAGAAATTAATGAAATTGCAAAAAGATTAAAAATGGGTGGAATGAACAATATTGCGACATATGATGGAAGAACTTCTCGTAAAAAACGAATTGAAATTCTAAATAATAAAAATGAAGTATTAATTTTACAAATTCAAACTGGTTGTGAAGGATTAAATTTACAATATAATTATAGTGAAATTTATTTTATTAGTCCGCATTGGAATCCAGCGGTGGAAGATCAAGCTGTTGCTAGATGTCATCGTATAGGACAAACTAAAACTGTGTATGTGAATCATTTTGAAATGGGTTCATTTCAAAATGATGAATTAGAAATACATACTAAAACTAAAACTTTAGATAATTATGTTTCTACAATTCAAGATAAAAAACGTATTATTGCTAATGAGATGTATTGAATTTTAAATTATAAATTTAAAAATTTAAAGTTCACCTAAAAAGGGTGTTCTTTTTTTTTAAATATTTAAAATTATATATTTAACTATTTATTTATTTATTTATTTATTTAAGAGAGAAAATATAAAATATTCTTGAATATAATTTTTATGTTTATTATATTGTATAATAAATTCTACAATTCTACAATTAATTATATAATTATAGAATATTTAAAATTTAAGAGAGAAAATATAAAGATGAGTGTTTGATACTGTTGTACTGTCGTTCGGGGCCCCAATACCCCCTTATTCATCAAATAGTTATAATAGTCTTCAATTTGATGATACAGTGTGTACTGGGGTGATCAGCAGCAGTCGCCAGTAGGACACGTATTATAACCAAATTGAAGACTTATTATAACCAAATTGAAGACTATTATAACCAAATTGAAGACATAGTATAACCAAATTGAAGACATAGTATAACCAAATTGAAGACATAGTATAACCAAATTGAAGACTATTATAACCAAATTGAAGACATAGTATTCACTATCGTTATGAGCAGCAGCAGTCACTAGTAGGAACACATAATATAACCAAATTGAAGACATAGTATAACCAAATTGAAGACATAGTATAACCAAATTGAAGACATAGTATAACCAAATTGAAGACATAGTATACACTATCGTTATGAGCAGCAGTCGCCAGTAGGAACTGAACATATATTTTCAAAATTGAAGATGATATAGTATATAGTATAATCAAATTTAAGAATAGTATAACTCAAAATAAATAATATAATATATAATTTAATTGAAAACAGAGAGAGTTTATCAGCAGCAATCAACAGCAATAAAACGCAAAAAAAAATGAGTCCGAAGACCCATTTTTTTTTTACTAATATAACTAAAATTTATAACTAAAATTTATAACTAAAATTTATAACTAAAATTTATAACTAAAATTTATAATTTATTATCTAATCATATTCTTCTTCTTCTTCTTCATCATCCTCATTTTTATGATTGAATTCAATTAGGTTTGTTTTAATATTCAATTTACCAATTACTATTTGATCACCTGTTTTCGTGTATTTTTCATAATCATATACAATGTTTGATTTAACAGAATGTAAATAATATTTACCATTACAAATTATTTTTTTACATTCTTCTTCTACTTCTTCTTCTTCTTCTTCATCATCATCATCATCTTCATTTTCATCTTCTGCTACAACTGGAACTACAACTACTTCTTCTACAACTACTGGTAGTGCTTCTTCTTCTTCTTCTTCTTCTGCTACAACTGGAACTACAACTACTTCTTCTACAACTACTGGTGGTGCTTCTTCTTCTACTACTTCTTTAGTTTTTTTAGTTTTTTTTGAAACTTTTTTGTTCTCTTCTTTTTCTTTTTGTCGTAAAGCTTTTTCTTCTTTTTCTTTTTGTCGTAATGCTTCTTTTTCTTCTTTTTCTTTTTGTCGTAAAGCTTCTTTTTCTGCTTTTTCTTCTTTTTCTTTTTGTCGTAATGCTTCTTTTTCTTCTTTCTCTCTTTGTTTTTTATTTTTGTTATTTAATATTGCTGGTATTTCTTCAACAATTGTTTCTGCTGCCGGTGGTGGTATCTCAACATCAGTATTATTTATGGATTCATCATTTATTGGTAATTCTAAAGTTAGCATTATTGTAGTGTTAGTTGAGTGATTAGATTCAGTGTCTGCGTCTTCGTTGTCATAATCATCATCATCATCATTATCACGATTTTTTACTAAATTTTTAAACAAATCAATATTATTAGTATTAGTATCATCTAATATTTCTATTAATTTTTCTTCTTTTTTAGGTCGTCCTTTAGGACTTTTAGGATTTCCGATTTTTGTATTGTGTTCGTCTTGAGGAGGAGTTAAATGAAATTGATTAATAGTAATATTATATGATGAAGTTTCAGCAATGACAGTTTCCATAGATATTTTAAATTTTTTCAAAACTTTTAAATAATGTGTAGGTGTGCGTCCTAGTGGATCAACATAAGATTCGATAGATTGTTCCATTCTTTCTTGAATTGTGCCGTATTCGTGTATTTTATCATTATTTTTATTTGCTGAAGTCGTGCAAGTTTTGCAAAATAATGATGATTCTTTTTTTGGTAATAAATTGCAACATTGAGTATATAATCCGTGATTCAAGCGTAAAGCGCTGCAATTATGTGTATTATGTTGTCCATTAAATGGTAGAGGATATGTAAATTTGGGAATTTTATCTATTTTGACGACCTTACCTTCTTTTTCTTTGCGTTGTTCGCGTTCGATTTTTGTGTTTGTTAAATTTAATTTCTGTAGTGCTTCAGTAAGATCAAAATTATACAATTCGCTGCATTTGGTTATTGCTTTTATTGCATAATCTTGACACATTAACGCTAACTCTCGATCCAGACGAGTAGTTACGAATACTTCCGCCTCGAAATTTTCACTTGTTTGCGTTCTTGATTGCATTCTTGATTGCGTTCTTTTTCTTTCTTACATATTTTAAAATATATATTTTAAAAAGTATTCAATTTTTTTTTTTTACTATTATTTTTTTTTTAACTATTTTTTTATAATTTTATACTTTTTTTGTTATTTAATTTTACATATAATATTAAAAAAATTGAAATACTTATATATTATTATATTTCATTTATTTTAGAATCGTCCGCAAGAAAGTAATCAATCAAAAATGAGTTCCCCAGTTCAATCACAAAGTTCCCCAGTTCAATCCCATCCAACTTTAAATAATAATAATAATGAAATATTATATCTAACTTATGATAACATATCATCCATAACTGTTATTGATGATGGTGAGGATGATGATGTTCCTCCTCCTCCTCGTCCTCTGATGCGGACTTTGAGTATGCATCATTATTATGGAGCTATTCGACAAGCAGAAGAAAAGGATAATTTAAAAGCACCATATTGTGTATGGGCTGGTGAATTCAATAATTACAGAACCAATACAAAAGAAATATATTATGCTGGTAAGGATGAATCAAATGTATATTTTGAAAAAACTGAAAATGTGAAAATTAACGATTTTTACCCAGAAGGTTTTAATCTAATAAATATTCCTTTACCACCACCACTACTACTACCACACAATGATTTTAGAGGGATGTTATCAATTGAAAAATTGATGAATTCCTTAAATGCGAATTCATCATTTGATGAGTCAGCATCATCATCTGTTGATGTTATGTTAATGACTGATGAAGAATATTTTCGTTATATTAATGATACAACTGATGAACTTACTGATGAACCTGGTGAACAATTTAATATAGATTATCGTTATCAATTTGGATATCATTATAATTATACAAAAGATGATGATGAAATTGCTGCATTTCCTTGTCCAGAAAATCCACATAATGAGGGTTGTTTTTCTACTAATAAATATCCTTAATTATATATAGTAGTTAATAACTAGTTAAAAATTTAGTAAAAAATAACTAGTTAAAATATTAGTAAAAAATTTAGTAAAAATAACTAATAAAAAAAAATGTGTGGGCAACACATTTTTTTTACTATATAATATTTATATCTTTTAATAAAAAATAACTAGTTTAACTAGTTAAAAATAACTAATAAAAAAATGTGTGAGTAACACATTTTTTTTACTATATAATATTTATATTTTTTTAGTAAAAAAAATATAAATATTAATTTAAAAAAATTGAATAAAATAAGTTTTTGAAAATAATAAGTATTTTAAAGAGTTGAACTGAACCGAAGTTTAATTAACGATGAATTCTTCTGAAAACAGAACCAGAATCAATGGAGAAATTACCAAAATTGTCTCCATAATCGGAACCTCTATGTCTTCTGAAAAAGAAGATATGGTACATATAGGTAAAGTACATCAACTATTGATTGAATTGTCTTTTTTAAGACAAAGCGATTCATCGTTGATTGATTTATCTTGCGATGAGGTCGTAGTCTCTTCCGCCGCTGTCACCACCGTGCCTTTGGAAGAAGAATACTACAATCCTTGTGGTGCTTGTTATGAAGAAGACGATGAAGAAGACTACTATCGAAGACACCAATGGCGTGACCAATGGATAGAAGAAGATGAAGATAAAGAAGGTTATTTTTATGACAGGATGGAAATTCACGAATTGGATGTTCCAGAAGAAGTTCCAGTTGTTCCAGAAGAAGTTCCAGCTGTTCCAGAAGAAGTTCCAGCTGTTCCAGAAGAAGTTCCAGTTGTTCCAGAAGTAGTTCCAGTTGTTCCAGAAGTAGTTCTAGATGTTCCAGAAGTAGTTCCAGCTGTTCCAGAAGTAGTTCTAGATGTTCCAGAAGAAGTTCCAGCTGTTCTAGAAGAAAGGGATATAGAAGAAGAAGAAATCCAATATATACGAGAAAATCAAGCCAGATTATTTGATTTATTTGAACAAGAACGACAAGAAACTAGAAGATTACATTCTATTAATAGACTACGACAACAAGAAGAAATGGCTCAATCAATTATTAGTAGTGATCAGCGAGAATATATTAGAGAAATATTTTTACTACAACAAGAAGAACGTATCAGAAAAGAACAATTAAAACAAGAACGTTTAAGAAAACCATATAAAATAAAAGATGTCACCGTATTTATTAGAAATTCACCTTCTACTTTTAAAGAAAGTTGTCCTATTTGCCTTAATAAAAGGGCTTCATATCATATGACAACTGAATGTGGGCATACATTTTGCCGCAACTGCATTACTAATACAATTCAAAAAGTATCTGATAAATGTCCATTATGTAGAGATAAAATGAAATACATTTATCAAAAAAAGCGATATTAGGTAGATAAGATAGTAATTAGATAAATAGTAAGTAATATTTAGTATTAAAAATTAAAAAAAAACAAAAAACAAAAAACAAAAAAAACAAAAAAACAAAAAAAACAAAAAAACAAAAAAAAAAAAAAAAATAAAAAAAAAAAAAAAAAAAAAAAAAAAAAAAAAAAAAAAAAAAAAAAAAAAAAAAAAAAAAAAAAAAAAAAAAAAAAAAAACAAAAAAAACAAAAAAAACAAAAAAAACAAAAAACAAAAAAAACAAAAAAAATAAAAAA